GAAAGTGAAAGTGAAAGTGAAAGTGAAAGTGAAGAACCAGTAGAAGAGCCTTCACCAATAATGGCCGCAAATCCGATTTTCCCTGCTAAAGATTACAATTCCATGACCGTAAGTGAACTACGAGAGGTCTGCCGTGAAAGAGGTATCACCATTCGTGGGACTAAAGGTGAGGTAGTACATCGCCTTAACCAATATGATGACGGTCTTTTGGAAAAACCAAATGACACAACTGAAACCCCCTCGCAAGAGGCTGTTGAAGAAGTGTCGGATGCCCCCTCGCAAGAGGCTGCAACCGAGGTGAATGATAATGCCGCAGATAGTGGACAAGAACAAATTGATGACACAGACGAATGAAAGACGATACGAAATACAAGTAGACCCTGATGACCCTGAACAGGTCATGGAAATATGGGTGAGAGGTATGTCGTTTTTCGATGTACAGAAAGCAGCACAAGAGATGTTTATTGTAACAAAAGGTGATGTTACGCTTGATTTACAGGCGTATTGGCGTTACGCTTTCAGTAACTGGGTTACACGCACAAATCCACAACTTTCTNCTGACGAGTTGCTCAATCTTTCAGCATATGTAGGCGAGCAAATAAGCGCAGTTTTACCTAATCCCGATGAAATAGCACAGATGATGCAAGGGGGGTTTACGAAAGCGAGCAATTGAAAGTGCAGACTTTCTTATCGAAAAACAGTATAGAAACTGCTGAAGATATAGAACTGCAATCTCAAATGTTCGCCTATTTAGTCGCAAAACATTACGGCATATCATTAACCGAGGTCTCACAAATGTCTCCTGAAATTTTCAATCAATCGCTTTCTTGGGCGCTTGCTATTGATTCTAAAAATAGGAAAGAACAAGAACGGGCTTCTGCACAAAGCAATACGGGGAACGAAACCGTGACACTTGATTACACATTCTTAGAATTGGAGGACTTCTGATGGTACTTCCAATTATTTCCTCTTTAGCATCTGTGAGTTCATCTATTTCTCTTATTTCATCGGGTTTAACAAGTATTTCTTCTTTGATTGGAGGTCTTGGTAGCGCACTTGCGGGTGCGTTTTCAACAGGGCTTGTTGCCTTTGAAAATTTCAAAACGCAAGTAGATTCTTTCTTTTCTTCTCTAGAAGATAAAGGTAAAGATGCATTAGGTTCTGTTAGTTCCGCCTTGGCTGGTGGTTATGCTTCTCCTACGCTATCTTTTGACCCAAAGAATGTAGCGGGAGGTGGTTCAGGGCCAAGAAAGCCAGCGAATGCATATATTCCCGGCTATGTTGCTCCTACTCCTACTGCTAGTTACGGCTCGGCCCAATTAGGTACAGATTTGGCTGCTATGGCCGGTTCTGCAAGAAACCCTTTAGCCGGTTTAGAATCTACTTTAGATGGGCTAAGATATCTTATTGAAAATGAAGGTGGGCTTGTACAGGCTATTAATCGGAAAGCCGGAGAAACTAATGTTACTGTGAATGTTCATGGTGGTTTTATGGAAAGAAGAGCAGCAATGGCTGTAGGGAATATAATCGCAGAAGAAGCCAATAGGAAGACGGGGACACAACAAAGGGCTACGAGGTATCTGTGATGGCTGAAGCAAATGGCACTCCAATTCGCCTTGTAAAAGATAACAAGGAACTAATCGAATTAGAAGCCACTTCGATAGCCCTTACTGTTGATAGAGATGTGGATGTGACTCCTCTCCCTGTTAGTGGGGGTAGAAGATATGCTATTGATTTAAACAAAAATCGCTCAATTATTGTTATTGAAGGTGTTTTTACTGATGACAGGAAAACTAGTGATGCTACCGCAGCAACAGCACTAATTGATTTTTCTTCTTATTATACACCAAATGGAGATAGAAGAAATTGGGCAAAAACAACTGGTGCTGCAAATACTTACATAACTGCTTTATTAGCAGACTCTTCTAATCGTTTAAAACTCAAGTCTACTGATGGTACGGTGTACTCGCTTGCTTTTACTACTGGTGCTAGTGTTGGTTATGATTCAGGAACTGCTAATACTATCGTAGTAAGAACAACTGGTGGTACTAATATTACTGACGCTCAATTCGCTACTGCTGTAACATCTTGGATAAATACGGATGCTACTGCAAAATTTACAGCATCTACTATAACTAGTGAACAGTCCAATCGTACTGGTACTGCCGTTTTGATAACTCAAAAAACAGCCGGTAGGCTTGGGAATCAAACTGCTTATCCAAAATGGGATGTTAATAGTAGGCATTATTCATGGAATGATTCTTACATAGAGCCGTTTTCAGGTGGAGTAGATGGAACAAAAAAGAGTGCAGGAGATAAAGTAGCAGATATTTACGGGATTATGAATAACTCTACTCGTGAATTCGGTACAGATATAGATTCTTTAGGAGATGCTGTGGGTCAAAGTTTAGGCATATTAGTGGCCGCAATCGCTAGTGGTGGGCTTTCTCTTGTAAGTGGAATAACTGGAGAATCTGATGGGGATTTTATTAGCGGTATTCAAATTCCCTATAATAGCACGATAAGTGCTGGTGGAGATACTTATGTTGCTAGAAATTTTTTCATGCCTACTGGTCTTGGTAAAGGTGCTTTTGGAAAATCTAGTGACGCAAACACATTACCTGCCGGAGTTACTTTTGATACCGGAGATGAATATACCGGGATTCAAGGTATAATGAAGAAAATAGATATCACCCACGATGCTGGTGAGTCGGTTTATGGGTTCAATATGGTATTCTTACCTGCGGATTGGGTGGCCTGAATATGCCGATTATCGCTACTTCTTCTCATGGGCTTTTGTTTGATGGAGTGAGCGATAGCGTAGTTGTTCCTCAAGGAAGAAATACAAAATTAGGTGATACTACACCTGATGGAAATACTGCCTCTACTTTTCTTGCTAGTAACCCTAAAGGTTCGCAAACATCCACAGTTTTGAGTAATAGATTCAATAGTAGTTTAACGATNGAAGCATGGGTGATGCCGGATTGTGGTGGAACTATAATCGAAAAAGAAAACCAGTTTAGTTTAAAGATAGGTACAGTAGATACACCCGGTCCTTGTGTTTTCCAAGTTCATCTAGAAAGACCAAATGGAAAACAAGTGGTAAAACTTTCAACTGCGGAGAGTGAAACCAACGGTTATGATGGTATGGTTTACCCTCCACCTGATTTTGGTGGGCCTCACGAGCCTTACAATAGATTCAACTCTTCTTATGATACTGGCTCTATTCTAAATCTTCAACATAGACCTCTAATTCATATTGTGGCCGCTCTTAGACCTAAAGATGCTGTTATTTACATTAATGGTGAGTTNGTTGTTAGGAAAGAAATCAACCCTGATTACAATATTCAACATAGTGAAGAGCATATGTATATCGGTGGAAAAGGTGGTGAATTTAGAGGAATAATGGAATCTTTACATCTTTCTACAAAATTTGATGATTCGATGGTGCAAAGGAGTGCACCTTTGAAAAATTCCGGCACAGTTGCTTTGTATAGATTTGAAGAGCCGATTTCACCCTTCACAACTGTTTACGAGTTTAATTCTTCAACTTCTACCGTGAGTGGATTAACGAAAATTTTGTTTTCAAATAACGCTGATGCCGCTACTCTCGCTAGTGAATTAACTGGAAAGACTGTTTCTAGCGGGACTATTGATTTCACATCTAGCACTTATTCTAGTGGAGATTACAAGGTCGCAGATGCAGTTACTTCACCGGGCACAACAAACACAAGAAGTATCCCTCATGTACCGTTTAATTTGTTAATAAATCCGGGTGCTTACGACCATTCTACTAAACTCCTTAACACTTCACCCCCTGAAAGAGTTAGATTACATTCGATAAATGATATTGACACCACGCCGTATATGCTGGTTTCTAGTATTCATCTAGACTTTGCAAATTCATCTCTTGGGAACGGTTTGAGGCCAGTTTTACATTCAAGAACTTCTGTAGACAATCATTTCGTAATTATTAGTGCTGATTTACTAATTGATGGGGCTTCAGGATATCCATACCAGCCGCTCCATTACGCTACACAAATGATAGATAGAACAGGTCAAATGACGATAGATGAAGGGCCGTTTGAGCAACATGGTATTGTTTATTCTAGTCGAATGGCTAATACTGTTGACGATACAAACAATCCTTTCGCTGTAACGTGGCCTACTTCAGTTGATGATAGTTTTAGATTAGGGCATAATGGTAGGCATACACTAAATCACGTTACTGGTCATGAGTTTATGCGAATGTTACCGGAGGCTAATGAAGAATTAGTTATCCAACAAATAGATGGTAGCCCTGATATTGTAGAGATTAATTATGATACTACACAACCCGGCATTGAAAATCAAATTTTACCTAATTCTAGAATTGATGTCTATCGTAATATTAGTTCTTACAGAATTACAGATTTCAATAATTCTTCTTCCATTGCTGCTATTGTAAGTAATGGATTACCAACAGGTAGTAGAGAACTTATTGGTATTGGTGGAGCAGATTTTGATTACAGACCTTTTGTTTTGAAAGGGCCAGTTCCCTATGCTGGAGCGATAAACACCGAAACACGAGATTACCATATTAGACCNAGTAAAGAATCTAGAATAGCAGTACTAAATTGCCCAGCACTATCTAGTTATACAGGCTTTACATCTACCGTTTTAGTTTACTATAACGCTATTGACTTGAATGGAGATAGTATGGGGGATGAATCTGAAAATGCGTATTTGATGGTTGAAAAGACAATTCCTGCCGGAATAACTTCTGTGGGTGGGGGAAGTACTGTTTTTGATATTATTAATGGAGATATAGCAAATTGTACACTTTATTCACCGGGTGGGTACATTGATGTCGCAGCCAACCCAACATCAGATGGGGTNTCAATTGTAGGAAAATCGCATAATTTAGTGGGTGATACAAGTGAGGGTTATGAAGCCGATGATGAATTAGATGAATCCTTTACCCCTGCAAACTATACTCCAGTTTCCGTTGCTACCGCTCAACCTAATACGCCCCCACAGATAGTTACCGCAAGTCACACTACAACTACTGACCATGACAGCGTATTCCATCGTATTCTCTTAGAAAGAGTATCTCCTAAGAATAGAAATCTAAATGATAAAACAACTTATTCAAGAAGAGAGCCTTCTACTGTAATTAGTTCTCCTTCTAATGGTGAATTCGATTTAGGAACAACATCTAGCCATACCCAAATCCATGAAATGTTTGACGTTATAGATAATGTAGCGATAGAGGGGAATGCCTCTGCAAATTTACGATTTTACATTCAACCATCAAATCGAGAAAGAATTAATCAATTGTATCGTTTGAGAAGTTTAGCAGAAGATATTGACGAAACAAATAATGTTTCTTTGTATTTCTTGATGTCTAAGGCTCGCATTAGTTCTGTTGATGAGAAAGAAGACGATGGGGTGAAGAAGACAGTAATCACCTGTTACGGTTCAAATCAAAACATTGTAAACCAAAATGTTTCAAAAACAGGTAAGGGAAGCCCTGATTCTCATGTGGTAAAGGAAATTGAGCCGAATGCACCAGTGGTTACAGTAACTCTTGGTGGGCTTGGACAAGGTGGTAGCGATATACGCCCAACCTATGACCCTAGTATTCTATCTAGGCATCCGTTTTCTACACAAAGGTCATTCCATGTAAATACCAAATCTGTTTCTTATGCTAGTAGTGTAGGAACTTTGAATGTAGTTCCAATCAATAATAACTCAACAGATATGGCTAGTTGGGGAACTTATGGGTTTGCAAAAATTGGAAGAGTGTATCTTGAGGATGGAAGTAACGCCCTATACGATTCTAAAAACGGCACTAGTTTTACTTTCACAGATTCTTACAGTTTATCGTCAGCAACTAATACATCTACATCTCTAACTAGTGTTGATACTACTAATTTAGTAGTAGGTATGAGTGTTAGCGGCTCTCAAATACCAGCAAATACAATCATTGAGTCTATTGATTCTGCTACAACTTTGACTATGAATAATGCCGCTACAGGAAGCAGCACCGCAACTAGAACTTTCACGCATACACTTGAGTCTAGTGTGAATGTGCAAAAATACACAGATGCAGTAGGAAAAGTCTATTCTTCTTTTGAAAATTGGCTAAAAGGTATTGGGAAAACATCCAATGTAACGCTTAGTTCAACGGCAACTAGTGTTTCTTTCGTTCTTTGTGCAGACCCACATTTTGGTACAGATTCTTTCAGTGCAGATGGAACGACTGTAAACGACAGAATGTTTCAGTCAGGAAGTAGTGTGAATCATGATTATCAATTAGGAACGCAGTATGCTAGTACAAGGGCTATGGTGGAAATACCTATTTTTGAACAACAAATTTTTGATAACATTCTAACACATACACATCCCGGTCCTGATAATTCTTTGAAATTCCACATTGATGCCACTTACACTGCACATTCTTGGAATCCTTCTCCAGTTGGAAAAAGACCGGGCGCTGGATTTAATTCTGACAGGGCTAAACACGAAGCATATTCGTATTCAATTTCTAAAGATGAATCTGTAAATGATGCGATTATCACTCAAAGGTTTGATACTTCTTTGTCTAATTATCTAAAATTATACGTCACTAACCATACGCAATTCCCTGCGGCAAATACCGCTGCTGCGGGTACAGCCTATACTGATATGTACCAATCTATTGATAACGTTCCTAGATTTAGAAGAATCTTCCTAAGAAGTGGCGCTTGGGCTTTGTATGACAATGACCCAGCAACAGATGGATATCTTAGAATTCCTGACTATAAATGGGGGGCTACTGACGCTTTTAGAGAGGAATATGATATAGGATTACCCGTTTTTATGAGCGGCTCTATCCCTAAAGAAACATTAGCACCAATTGGACATGAACCTTTCACAAAGAGCGTAGGATATGAAAATAGAAGTAATTTTTACTATGACGCTGCTAGTGCTCAAACACAAGGTGGGAATGTAGATTACGGCCTTAGACAATATGTTAGCGCTGTAGAATTCAAGGCTGGGCCTGAAAGTAACCCTCACGCTGACCGTATTAAGCCAAAAAGAGCCACTGGTGAAATCCAAAGTATTGTAGGAGTAGTAGAAGATAATGACGGTAGTGATGGAATGGGTATTGCTCTAGTTAGTTTATTACCCGAAGAGTTAGAATTATTCCCTGATTTTGGTTTTGATTATCTCACTTCAGTTAATTTTTCAGTTGGAGATTTCCTTTACGAAATAGAACTAGATGATGATGGTACTACCCGTAGATTGCATTATTACGGTCGAATAAGAACAGCAGACAGTCAGAATGTTGCAGAAAACACAATCGCTTTAGGGTTTTACAATGCTACCGGAACTACTGTTCCGTCATGGCTGGCTGCTGGGAAACAAATCACACTAAGTAGAAGAAGTAGAGCGATTATTAATTTCAACAGAACTAATATCAGTGCAATTGCAGCAGATTCAATTCTTGATGAAGAATACGAAACATATTGTGCAATTGCGACTGATTGGGGAATCAATTCTACTGCTGGCAGCACGTCAGTGACTATCACTTCGACTGAAACAACACCTCTAACCTCTAACACACTAGGGGCGAACTTACGTGTAGGAGACCATGTTTTTGCTACAGGTGGTACTCAAGGTTATACTGCTCTAACTCCTATTGGAACAATTTCAGAAATTAGTGCTAGAGATTTTTCAGGTTCTAATGATTACACTGTAACATTAACTGCAAATGCTGGCGCTACTGCCACTGGTTGTCAATTATATGTTTCATTCAGTAATGCCTTTGTTGAGGACCCTGATGCAATTTTAAATCGCTCTTGGGTTTATCCTTACGCTGCTGGTGGTTTAAGGAATGGGGACACTATTTGGTGTAACATGACTTTGAATAATCCTCATGCGATGGAGGGATTATTTTCTAAATCTAGAGGTGTTTTAAACGAAAATCGGGTTTGGAAAGGATTTACTGGGGGCACAGGCACACTTTCGGATGAGCCAAGAGATAGTGTACCGTTAGAAAATTTCTTGATTGGGGAAAATTGTTTAGAAACCGCAAGAAATTATGTTCAACACGTCAATAAGACCATTGAAGAAAATTACAAGGCTCTCGGTCTTACTGCTGCCGAAGCACCAACAATAGCCTATCTTGACCCATATCTTGCTGCTGAAGGTCATGCTAGAGTTTTACTTTATGATGTAGGTCATGATAGAGAGTTTATCGCTTTCCAAGATATACATATGCAAGTTCAGTCTTCAGCAGCAACAGCAGAAATTGGATGGCCTCGTAAATTTGTTAAAGACGGTTCTCTGATTGATTTAGCAGAATACACAGCAACTCTTACTGGTGGTGGTCCTTCTTGGACTACAACTCAATTAGATGTAGCGAACGGCTTCCCTTCACAAAATCCATATTTGAGAGCAACTCAACAATCTAAATTCATTGAATCTGCTTATGCACATGACATTGCGAATAGAATAGGAACTGATGTTTTAACGCCGTTAAGCGGCTCATTACCAGCAAATTTAGCAACATCTAGTGCAGGTGCTACTTCTCCTTCAATTTACGGAAAGGCTCATGGTCACCATGTGCATCTAGGATATTCAATTTCAGGTGGAGACAAAAACTACGCAGTTGGGGATAGCATTCAGCGTAGAACATCTGATGAAACATTACTATCGGTTTTCGCTACTGTAAAACATGAATTTTCAAGAATTAGAAGTTTTGAATCTTCTTTTGTTGTTGCTTTAAAGAAATTAAGAGTAGGCACTTCAAATGCCTCATTAAGAGAACCTAGTACCTTTTTTGACACACCTGATGGAACTAGAGTAATTCCGGCCTTCCTTTCTCTAAAGGGTGTAAGAAATACCACTTTGGATTTATCTAATCATGATGAAAGTAGACTTGAGCATTTACCACATTGGACTCAAATGGACTTTGTAAGAAGATTAACCATTGATTTGGGTGAGGTTGGAGAATCAGAGGGTGTAACAAATATTCAAAGTGCCGCTAATGAGGTAATTAGAAAAATCAACCAAGCCGCTGCTCCTAAGTCTAGTTTCCAAGAAGGTGGTAGTGCTCACGACCCTGCGCCTTGGTGGGATGAAAACAGGGCTTTCGCCTCTAAAGATAGAGGCACACATATGGGTTACATTAGGGCACATATTGGAAGAGAAGTTCAAGATACAGACGGAAATAAGGGTTTTACGATTGTAATACACAGCACAGTTCCCGGTGCTAGCGGAAGGAATTTTTGTGTTTGGTTAGATAACAGCAAAGGGCAATCACCATACAGACCTGAATTTATTGTAGGTCATGGTGGTAGATGGCGTTCATTTTGGGGACAGCCTGATGAAATAGATGGAGAAAATATGCACCCTGCACCTATGCCTTTAGATAAAAATGGAAGACCTTTTGCCCCAATTACAACTCTTCATCAATTAACTAATGAAGAAAACGATATCCAAACATCTGTAAATTCTGATTTTGCACCTAGAGATGATAATACCAGTAGCCCAGTTTTGAGAGCAATATCGAATGCGACTGGTGGCTCAGGCTTCAATTCTGTAAATGCAGAATCTTTTGAAAGTTCCAAAGAGCAAACTTTCACAGAAGGTTTGAGAACAGGAACTCACGCTTTTGCTAGAGTTAATTTTGGTGGTTTAACACAAGCGGGAGTACCGGGTTGGAAGCCATTAGCAGGAAATTGGGGAATGGGTAGAACTGGTGATAATTCAATTGCTAGAAGATACGGTAATTCTTCATTAACTAGTTATGGAAGTTATGTACCTGCCTCAGAAATTAGCAACGAAAAAATTGGTGATAAACAACTTTACGGAATAGAATTAGAAAATCACAAAGGCCAAAAATCTAGAATTAGATNTATTTATTCACAAATGGGTACACCGTTTGAAAATGATAATACAAAACTACCCGAATCCATTGATGAGGAAGTTTGTGTCTTTTTCGATGATAGAGGTGTAGGGCAGGGTGGTTTCACTCTAGGTCATCATATGGTAGGGACAGGGGATGCAACTGGGCGATTAACTGGTTTTTCTAGTGATACTAAAAAAGAATATTACGGCGGTCTTTGGAATCCTGTACCTGCTAAAAATATAGCATTGCATATGACAACTAATTCAGAATATATCCATGCTCCCAAAAAATTAGTTGCTGTTCTTTCTGACCCATATGATTCAACACCTACTCAAGATTTAACACATACAGATTTGTTAGGTTATCTAGGATTCCCAAAAACTAATGGTAGAATACAGTTAACAAATACTTCAGGTAGTGGGAATACTGGTCTTACTCTATACTATGAAAATAGAACACAAAATGACTTTAATGGCCCTCATGAGTTTTACGGCATAACTTCTGAATTATCATCAGATACCTCATTTTCTAATTATCTAATTTCTCCATCATTAAATTGGACTACTCTAGTTACAGATGAACTCCTTTGTGCTGTAACCGCCGCTGCAATAAACGCTGTAGATGTAAATGAAGAAAGCGGAGTATCTTTTGATTGTAGAGAAATGCTTGCAGCAGATGGTCGTACTTTTGGAGAATGGGGAGTTAAGGCCGATAGTATAAGGATAAGAGCGTTTAATCCTAATAGAAAAATTATACCAATCAGTGAATATTTCACAGCAGAAGTACACCAAGATTACGGTATTAGGGCTGCACATTTAGAATATGGAGAAATAGAAAAATCCTTAGAAAATAGCGCAGAATGGGCTTTTGGTACAAGTAGAGCAGTTACTGATGCTAATTTAGATGCTGGAAGAAGGGTTGATTGTGGGTACATCCCTATGACTTTGTTACAGATAAAGAGTAAATCATTTGGGCCAAATTCAAATTCAAATTCTCCTACCTTAATAGATTCATTAAATGAACCAGTAAATAATACTTTTATTGATACATGGCGTAAAAATCTCAATGGAGATAATTTTACGAAAACTTCAGGAGACCACATCTTACCCGCAATTGATAACCCTTCATTATTCTATCAAGGGTTAAATTCTTCTTCTAACACTTTAACCCATATTTATATGGCAACTTCAGGTTTAAATAATTCTATTTGGGGATTCTTAGCACCAGCCTGTAAAGATACAGGGACTGTAAAATCAGTATCAGAAGTTAAAACAGTATCTTTTTGGCCGGGCGCTAGAGTTACAGTAGAAGGTCATCAAGGTGCTAATATTAACTCATATCGAACAGTTTTAACTACTTTAATACCGATTGCAGGTACACAGAGTATAGAACTTACACAAGCATTTAGAGAAGGAGATATTGATAATTCTTCAGAAGGTGTTATTTCTGTAAAGGGTGATTTAGATACTACACAACAAATAGATGGTATTCGCTCCATAGGTAGTGTNGATTCACCTCTTATTGTAAAATTCTCAGGAGGTAGAAGTAGTGCTGACCATAGTGTACCAGTCTTCTTTGGTGGTGGGTTTAGTGGTGTCGTTTTAGATGTAAATGACGGCACTATGAATGATTATTCAGACTTCTATACCCATCCATACGCAAGTGGTCCTACAGGGGTTGCTGGTATTCAAAACGCAAATGAGATTGTTACAAGCCACGCGATTTTAGATGCTAACGCTATGATGGCTTTCTTCCCCGGTACTCCACTTTTGAATCAACATAGAGGTTCTTTAGTTCCACCAGCACATAATAGAGATAACATATTATCTCCTGATTTAGATTCAGGCGCAGGGACTATTAACAGCGACCATCCTAATTCTGTTCCGTATTCAACAAATAACACTGTTGTGCAGAAACCAAGCCCACTAGTTCTGAGATTTGCACACCCTACTGCTAGATACGAAGACCATGTTAATGGAACTGAAAATAAAACTACTTACATTATATTTGGACCGGGGCAATCATTTCCTTTCACACAAGAAATAGCAGACTCTAGTTCTATCAATTACAATACAGCACAACCACATCCGGGTAGAGTAGTTACTGCTGGAAACGGTTGGACTTCTGTTCCCGAAGGTACTTTCCTGCCTAACCATATTGAAAACGATGAAGGCGATTATATGCCTCTATCTTCAACTTACCATACTGCAAGGAATCGCTTCCACTGGAGAACTCAATTAAACTGGGAAACGGCAGCAGGAAAAACAATAGTTGGCGTTTTAAATCAAAGACCTGAAAGCGGCAGAATGTATGGTCAAATGTTCGTAGATGGCGGTTCTACTGCGAACAATGATGATACTAAACGTTCTATGCCTTTACGACATAATTCACTTTTAGGATTTGGAATCGCTACTGGCGCAGATATGGTTTTCCATATGGATGGTGGTTATCATCCGGGCGGTAATTGGATGGATAACCAAATTACATTCAACCCACCACATCCTAAATCTGATACTATTCTAACAACTTGGGGTGCTTCATCACAATTACACCCAACAGCGTATAGAGTGGCTGGACCTATTACCACTAAAGTTCTAGATTACGCAGCATCAGAAGGTGCTTTAGTTTCTTCAGATGTTGATATGGAGTATATTATTGTGGATGCTACTAGGTGTCAAAATGGTAATGAATTAGCCACTGTTTTAGGAGCAGCAATCAATTCTTTCCCCGGCGCTGGTGCTTTGAAAGCCATTGGCGGCACTCATATGCCTTCTATGGGTAACGCTATGCGTCAAGATAGATATGGTTGGGTCGAGTTAGACACTTTTGAGTCATACAATAATTCTTCTGCGCCTAATTATTTAGATTTCTCAAGTTCAACTATTACAACAAAAACTGCACTAGAACAGATACCCGCTTGTGGGTGGCTAAAAGCCGATAGAAGTTCAAGTACAACTGTCCCTGCTTGGGCTTCTTATCATTCTAGAGAAGTGTTTGAGGATAGTGGTACTTGGAAAGTTAGATTCTATCTTGCACCTAATAGAGTTTCAAATAACGCTGAATTTGAAAGTTACGTTACATTAGCAAATCCATCTGCTAACCCTACAATTGGAGGTACAGATACCAATTTGTATGTGTGGTCTAAAGCGGGTGTTCACAGATTCAATAACGAAAATGCATCATCTAGAGACCATATGTGTCAAACTCACTTTTCGGGTCTTGTAGACGCAATAGACCGCACTAGACCAATTGGTGCAGTGGGTTGGCATGGCGAGAGATACTCCTATCTAAACAGCCTAAAAATAGGTACAGAAGGGTATTCTGCTGGTTTAGGTGCTTGGCATTCAGAACTAGCATTTTCACCCTATGGTATAAGTTCCGGTATGCTTGAAACCCTGAGCCATATGCCTATTGTAGCGCCATTAGCGAGGTCTCCTGAAAGTTTACCACCAGTAGACGGTATTGGTTCTAGTTTGATGACTTACATTAACGACCCTTACGATAGCAGCACAGGTGTAACTTATACCACTAATAATTTAACATACGCTAGAAAAGATACAGATGATAATGCACCGGATACCCTTCACTCTAAACCTGTACATTATGATATCACATCAACACTACCGGCAGACTTAGCACACCCACAAGGGTTATTTGGACACGCATTTTTAGTAGTAGCATCTGAATCTGAATTTGCTTTGATAGCGAAAAAAGATAGAGATGGTTCTATTGCTGTTGGGGATTTCTTAATTTCTAAAGGTGTTGCAAATAATAAATTACAATATGCTGGGACAACAAAATGGGATGAAAGATTCCATTCTCAAGACCGTTTCATTGCACCAGCCCATGCTGGTCCTAATGTTGAAGCGTTAATTGTGGATAACACCGCTTTGCCTAGTTACGCCACAGATTTGGGCGCTTACACCTTCCACACTGGAAGTGTTACAGATTTAAGATTAGAAAATGCAAATCCTGATAGGGCGAAAACTGGTGATTTAATTACAGATTTAGACTTCTCTCTTGGCTCTAAAAATTTAGAATCAGGTATCACCACTGAAAGAAATGTAGTTCCTGAATTTTATACTGGTACTGCATATACTTCAGATTCAGATTATCCTGATGATTTTTGGAAAGGAGATGTTCACGCTTTTGATTTGTACAAACGTACCTCTGCCCTAAACTTTTCAACTGAGCATATTGTTTGGAAAAGAATGGATGGTGGTAATTTATCTCTTCCTGCTTTGAATGCTAGAGGTTTAGGCGCTGTACCTTGGACTACAAGAGTTGAATCTGATACAGCCTACACACATGGGGAGAAAATATACGGCAATGTACGATTTAGTTTTGAGACTACAAATAGCGCCATGTTCCCTCTAATTCAAACTCAAGAATTACAGCAACCACAACTTGCAGATAAGCATAGAGAAATTACTGGTAATGTTTTGGTGATACCAAATGAAGAAATTCAATTTGAAGAAATTTCTGTAGTTGATGATTCAGGAGAAACTCATATTGTAGAAGGTGGAAGCCCATTAGGAACTGTAATTAGAACTTTTAGAGTATTAGACGATAGAGGTGTAAAAGGCAGTTCTCCTTCTCTTGCAAACAGCGGCAATAAGCCAGCACTAATGGTCTCTTTACCTGACCCTGAAACTATTCCGGGTAATATCCTAGTTCGTTCAGGGTTTGACCCTATTATGGCACATCAAAACGAAACTTTCGGTAGTGGAGGGGTATTACAAGCAAACCTCGATGAAACCGAATTAAAGCATCTTTTCGATTCAAATGATAATGGTGGAGAATTACGACTAGGACCAACTTATGAAAATTTGAATTGGGAACATATTGACCCAGTTTCAAATGATAGTATCAAAACTGGCTGGGTGGATGCTACAGAAAATGCACCATTAAAAACCACATACGAATTACATGATAGAACTCTTTTCTTCCATGTAACAAAAATGGGTCACAGCCATACCCACAGATACCCAACCACTTACACCCATTCAAATGGTGTTGAAAATCAAGTTCTTACAGGTTCTTCTTGGAATTCTTCAACTTCAGTACTTACGGTGAATGCTACAATAAATACAAGAATTTACGATGCTGACTTTGGTACTAAAGAAGTAAGTGACGATAGAAGATTCATTCGCATTTACAATCCTACAACTGAAGAATCGGTGGTTGCATCATATACTGGAATTTCAGGAACTACCTTTACGGGTGTTGTTGGCGATGTGGACTTTACAGACTTTATTGCTGCTCAAACTATTACTGATTTGAAGATAGTGCCATCTTACTATATGCCAGCGGGAAGTGCTAGATTCTATGCTGCACAGCGTATGAGAGACCATGCAGAAGTAAGTGGTGCTTCGCCTGATATGGCTCATACTCAATATTTCACAGGTGTGAATTCAGATACAGAAGCCCACACAATTTACACAAAGCCAGTTCTTACACCAATGCCTTATCCTAGAATGGGTCATCATTTTGTTTCAGCCACTATGCCAATGTTACCGGGGCATTGGGCTCACCCTGCCTACCAAAGTGTGTATAGGAAGCATCTTGCTGAAAATTCTTCAGTCAAAGGGTTTAGAGACAGAGAATTATTCAACGAAGAAAAAACTCCTCTTTCTGTTTCTTCAGATATTTCTTCAAATGTTACGGACAAAATGAATCCTTTAGAACCTGAAATTTTCTTTAGTGGAATGACCGCTACACCTAGNACACCTAGCGATATACACGGCGGTGCTTTCACCTTAATGTTTGAAACTAGCGTAAAATGGGATGGTTACGGTGTTTTAGGCTCTAGAGGAAATGCAGGTGTAATTAACAAAGCAGGTGGACATACCGTTGTTTTGGAGGCTGCTAAGAAGTATTCACTTCAACATCATTTCCCTGACCCTCGTGAAGTCGGGGCTTATCAAATTGTAATACAGCCGAATTTATTCGATAGTCAAATCATAGGGTATCACTATTACAATAGTGTACAGAAATTAACAAGTCAACAAGTACACACAGTTATTGGAACTGAGTATGTTGCCGCTGTTGGTGCTTTAGTTCTATACTTAGATGAAGCGACACAAGCAGATGTTAGAGGTTGTGAAGTATTCATCAATGAGATTATTCTTGACCAAGAGCCTGACTTTGGTTCACAATTTAACAAAATACCACCATTGTCTTTATTCAATCCATTCGGAGTTGAAATGAGTGAAAGCCCTTCGTTTACAAGAAGAGCATTCCCGTATAGTAAAATGTTCTCAAACGCCACACCAAGTATTACTTTGAATATACCTTGGTGGAGTATTTTACATAAAGTAGCACCTGATGATTCAAGTGCAAATGGATTTAGACATTTATCTCAAATTAAATTAGATAATTACTATGAAGTATCGAGAAGTACTTTTGGTAATATAGGAATGCAATTAACAATTGCAGGATATCCATCTGTATATCCTGACATATATTCGCATATATTACAAAATACATCTCTAAATCCAAAAGCAACTGTTGTAAGTAGTACAGGTACAACTGTAACTGTTGATGATGCTAGTATATTCCCTGAGACACCATATTATGGACAGAAATTAGAATATGTAGATTCTAATGGAAAACGCAGAACTTCAGATTATACGAGAAGAAGTGGTCTTCAAAATGGAACTGTCAATGTAGCAAATCAATTTACTGGGGTATCTGCAACAGGGTTTGTATCTAATATTGTAGATGGTGAAACTGTAATTAGATTAACTAGAGCATATGATACAATGCCTTCAGTTGATATATTTACAAAAATAGATAAGAGTATATTTGCAACTAATTTAGATAGATTAAAAACAGGTACAAAAGATACATCTAATTTACATATACCTGATGCATATTTATGTATGTGGCATCATAACTTAGGCCGACCATATACATTCTATTCTGATTCTACAAGAACATGGAATGGTGATACAAATGATAGGGCAATAGATAAGCAATCTTACAATTCAATGCCCGAACATTTTGAAACGTTTAGATATCAAGATGCAATTTATGGAATGAGTCTTGGGCCATTTGATTTGAAAATAAAGACTCCTAATTCAACTAAAGATGGAAGTGTTACAGTTGCAAATAGCACACATTCACAAGCAGGACAAGACCAAGCATCAAATTACATCATGTTGAATCGGTTTTGGCCTTGTGGTAGTCGTGGTGGCCCTCATAGTAGCAGACCCGATGTATTCGTACAGGCTGCTGCTAGTTGGATAGTTCCGAGGGCTTACGGTTCAGATGATTTGTATCGCTGGTATGATAACACCACAATAGGTGCTGCTTACTCAAGAACTAATGGAATAACAAAAGCAAAAATCACAACAGGCCAATCTTACAGATTACCGTTTGGTTATCGTATAAGTTTGCGTCAAGCGATTAACAAACCTAGATGGGGGCTAATCCCAACTCGTGCTGCTCTTGAAGATGCTATTTCCGGCGTTTCTGCTACTAGTGTTGGGTTTAAGGCAGGTCCACTTGTACAAATCGAAACAAGAACTTGGAACGAAGCAGACGGTGGTGGGTCGAAAACATATCCTACAACTTATGTTGGAATAATGGAAAGATTGACTAATTTCGCTGGTCAGTTGGGTACAGACAAATACGAAGTTCAAGTTAGAAGAAGTGATGGTCGAAGGATGACTAGACCTTTTGGTTCTCCAGTTAGAACTCTAAGAAATAACAACAAGGTAGAAAGAGACTGGTGGGGAGATGAAGAAGGGAAGGGCATTACAAGGCTCGTAGAGGCCTCTCAGTACTATATGGTGGATTGGTGGGGTAATACTCGTGGAGAGGCTGTAAGACGTGCTCCAGTGCGTGGATTCGGTATTAGACCAGCATGGGACTGTGGGGATGCTTACGAATATGATAGAACAAACGGCAGAACACCATATCAGAGGGTTTGGAATAATGGAAAACCAATTTTCAATTTGAAGAATGTTGTTAATTCAAACGGCGAAGTAAGCGTGACTACAAACTTTACAATCCCTAGATTTGGTGGAAGATTAAACGACGATAATACAAATTTATCTACAATCTTAGTAGATGTCTTTGCTCCCACACACGCATTAAGAATTGGTGATATGGGTGGCGGAAGGGGTGTTAGATACCCAACAGCATTCAATGAAGATTTGCTAACTGAAATTTCAGCACCTATCCATACAACAGGTATGGTTCTCAGTCATAACACTGCCGAGCCAACCTTTGGAGAAGGTCTGTTACGCCCCCGTAACGATGTACTGCAAGCCGATGAAATCCCTCGTGGGATTAGCGCTAGACTAGAAATTGCAGAGGATGGTTTGTTGAAGCCGGAGGCTGTTGTAAGTGATAGAGTAGAAGAAATTTCAGGTTCTAGCCCCCACAAAGATGCAGTTTCTCGCTCTAGCCCAAGAATTGGTATTGATGCAGAAACTATCGAAGGAACAGAAAAATCCCATATTGTGATTAATACAGAAGCCCACAGTTTGCATACTGATAGAAATGTTGGTCAGAGAACCGTACTGCATGGTGCTTACTCCATAGGCTCTCAGTCACTTGGTTACGCCGATTATACAAACTTCTCTTTCAATAACACAAATGGTGCAAACGCTGGTGTCTTGAAATTTAGTCACACATCTAACATGAGACCTTTAGGCGGCGACTATATTTTGGAAGCAAGAAATTTTGCTGGTCTTTTCGATGATACTGGTTGGGGTGTAACATCCTTAACTGGTTCAAATAAAACAACAAATCCATACCAAGATACTACAACTTACACCGCAGATACTAGAAGAAATAATGATACTGATAAAACAATTCAATTCTTAGTAAGACCAGTTAGAGTCTTAGATAAAAACCACGTTGAAATATTTAGAAGTAAATTCTCAGCATTGAAACAAAGTGACGGGGATTACTTCCAAGGTAGCGCCGGTGGAAAATACGGACTGTTTGTTTACAACACCCCAAGCGGAAGAACTGCGACTACCAACTTACCTGATACACGTGCTATTCCAAATGCAAATGGACCGTATATGCCTATCATCTATATGTCCACTGGCAATGATGCTGTGCCGTCTTCTATGGGTGCTAATTTACTAGGTACAGAAGTTACAAATTTCAATAAGGATACATTGTTCAATACTGTTTGTAGATTAGTAATTACTGAAAATACACTTCTCCACCACAGAAGCGATGCACCGAGAAGAAAGAATTCTGAATTAATAGACTACAATATAAAACCGAGATTTAGCCAATCTTTACATCCAAAAGGTCACAAGGCAGATGTGGACTTTGGAACTTCGGACCATACAGGTGATGCCGCATGACACTAGTTGAAGATTCGGCTGGTCACTTCAATGTGAGTCCTGACGCTATAATGACTGAGACAAGGAAACCTGTTTTTGTTGATAACGCAGTTCACTACAGTTTAATCAATCCCCAAACTTCTAACAAACAAAAAGTTACGATTGAAAATAGAAAGAATGCTACATATCACACCGCTTCAAATTCTTCGTATGAAATTGTAGAAAATAATTCTACACTAGAAATAACTCATTCTGAAAGAGCAGGACATAGATACGAAAATGCCCCTTGGTATGAAAATTCAAAACTATCTTCATCTTCAGATAAAAGGATATTAATTTACGGAAAAGAAAAGCAAAAAGAAAGACTACAATTGAATAGTTTTGAAACTCATACTAGAGGCATTAAAGCGAATCTCTCTAATATGCAGGGTAAAACATTACAGGATATCGGTTTTACAGGAAATGAAGTATATTTGGGACAACCAGTAGATATTGGGCTAAGAACCACCGATTACGCCTTACAATTAACTAAAGAAATTACAAGTGATGTAACATCTGTAAACATAGCAATGCCTAGAACTATTACTAATGCTACCTCAACGAGAAGAAAACATAGTACTAGTTTCTTGGCTGAAGATGTAAAGAACATCCCAATACTTTCTGCTTTGAAATTTGTCTCAAGACATGATAATAGAGTGGTGTATTTTGACAGGTTTGGTAATATTATCTATGTACCTTTCAATTTTTCAGACGCTTCTAGAATGGTAAAATCTAGTTTAAGACAAGGTACTGAAAGAACAAATCCAGTTGATAGCGTAGTAAATCGAGTTACAGTAGCGGGTATTCCTTTAGCGTTAAACAGTAATGTCGAAGTTACAGTTGATGATGGTTCAAGACAACAGGGTAAATTTGACTCTTTTATTCAATCAACTAATACACCTGTTTTCGATTCTTCGATAAAAACTGAAAGAGCCGCTAGAAGAGTCGCTCGTCAAATTTTGAAAGCCACCGCTCTAATGAAAGGTGCAATTGAAACAGATGGGCATCCAAACAGTTGGGATTTAAGGCCGGGTAATTTAGTAACTTACAAAGGGAAAAAATATGCAATTATGGAAGCGGAACATTCTTTCAATTCTAATCTTTCAAATTTCAAATTCCTCGCTTTAGATGTTGGGCTTGAAGGTGCTATTCAGGGTGTAAGTGAAGGATTTGTTGCTGAAGGTAATTTATCCAATAAGGATACGACAATACAAATTCAAAAAGAAGATTTGAGTTTATTCGATGAACTAGACATTTCATTCTTTACAGTAGTAAAAACAAGAGATGTATCTAATAGCGGGTATATCATCGGAAAGAATGCTGGGCGAAGCCTACCCGGTATAGGAAAAGAATCTCTAGGTACAGCAAAGAAAAAAGTAATTAGTTTCACGGAGGATTTAGATGTCGGCTTCTGATAATTTGAAAAGAATTTTAATTGATACAATTGCTTCTAACATAAACGAAGTTGTGTTCGGTTTTGATGGGACACCGGCAACCAGCAGTGACGGCTCAGTAGGAAGGCCAGCCGTAACTGTAACACCTACGATTACGGTACTCGATACTTCGACAATTTTGATTGAAGCGAACCTTCCAATCACTGAATCTTTCAATGAATCTATCAAGGAGGTACACCTCCGACTAAAAGATAGCAACGGCTTTACGCCGATATCAAGACACGCAATTCGACCTATATTGAAAACTACTGAAAATGAAATGAGCGTTCAGATACTTATGGAAGTGAAATAATGGCTAACTCACTAGACGGACATACAGACGGCGCAAATGAAGGATTAGTGGATGGAAGTCACATCGTAAGTCCTAGTTTTACTAATCTTTACGAATTAGCGAGGGGTAATGGAATTCTTCTGTTAGAAGATGCTGTCGCAGATGACGGTGATAGAAACACACCTGCTAACTTGCCGGGTGCTATTGCGACTACCGGAGATGCCCATATCGTTCAAGTGAGGGGCGGTCATGCTGTTATTGACAATGTTCTGTACAACTTTTGTGGCGGGGATGGGAGTACCGCTAACATTACTATAAACAGCAGTAGTTCTAATTTACAAGGTTCAACAACCGCTTTAACTAGTGGTCAAGAGTGTATTTTCGTTGTATATTTATGTACAGATGGCAATAATAATTCTTTAAGATTTGAACAAGGGACACCTGTTACAACAGCATCCGCATTTCCTACAACACCAAAAGCGTTTTTGAAAGACCCACTATCTTCTCTTACTTCAAAACAATCTTTTGTTATAGCCACTATTAGAGCAACTTACAATGGAAGCGCCGCTGCTGCTAATGATTTGAAAATTACAATTTCAGAAATAAATGATAAGAGAGGTTACATCCGACCTTCGCCTATTTATTTCGCACCATTAACTGGAGATTCTAGTGCTTCTGTTGATTCACACACCGATTTAGATAACTTCCACGCTTCTGCTAGTACCGAAACTGGAGACCTCACCGCATCTTCTCTTGGTGCTATGTGGATGAGCAGAGGGCCGGATGACCCCGGCCAGTCTGAAACTAACGATGTATTGTATTTCTCCGGTTTCCAAGATGGTAACAGGCGAACATTTAGGCTTGGGCCTGATAAATTAGTCAATCTTCCTTCTAGTGGCGGAACAACGACTTTCACTTTTGATGCAGGTACAAGTTACAGATTAGCAACAGATGTGGCTACGACTCTCAATCCAACAGGCACTTTCCCTAGTGGGCATACCATAGCAGTAGCAAACGCTAATTCAAGTGGCGCTACTAATAACATCACATTCGATGCTTCAGGTTTGAATGATACTATCGTACCTACAGAATCTGCTATTTATTCGTACAATGCTGATGGGTCTGCTTGGGTTAGAATGTTCAATTCTACAACAACTAGTACATCTTCAGACGGCGCATCAGGTAGGGTGCAACTGAGTGATGGGTCTTCAGGTTTTACAAGTTCTGCTAACTTATCTTTCAATACTAGTTCAAACGAGTTAACTGTAAATGGAAAATTAACCGTAACTGGGCTTATTGACCCTACTGGCTTAGAATTAACACCACAGTCGTCTAATCCTGTAACGGGTGGTACTGCTGGAAATACACTTTGGTTAGATAGTACAGATTCTAATAGATTGTATCAAGGCTCAACTAAAATTTTACAAGATGGAGATTCTGTTGCCAGCGATTTAAATTCGCTATCAGCCGGTGTTGTAGATGTAGCCACAGATTCTTTTGGCTTTATTGATTCTAATGATTCTAATAATTCTAAGAAAGAAACAATTGCGGATTTAGCAACCGCTATGGCTGGTACAGGAATAACTGCATCTAGTGGTGCATTCAATTTAGATGCTAATCAGGCCGGTATCACTAGCATAGGTCCGGCAGGAACACTTACTGTAAATCAAGATTTAACCATAACAGGGAATCTCACAGTAAGCGGTACTACCACTACTGTTGACACAGCCACTCTAAATGTTGAAGATATCAATTTAACTTTAGGAAATGGTGTTGGAAATGATGCCGCTGTAAATGGTGGTGGAATTACCTTAGATTCTTCAGATGGCGATAAAACTATTCTTTTCAGTGATACTAACGATGCTTGGGAATTAAATCTCCATACCCTGCCTAGTGCAGATAGCACTTACGATTTAGGTACAACTCTAATTCGCTGGAGAGCAGGATATTTCGATACGGTTTATGGTGCTGGAAATTTCACTACAATTACTGGTAGTGGAGATGTAACAATAGACACGAATGTGTTGAAAGTAAATACTACTACAGATAGAGTCGGTGTAGGACAGGCTTCTCCCGATGCAACTTTCCAAGTGAAAGAAACAGGATTCGGGTATGGTAGCACGACTGATGCTAGCACAAGCACTTCCACGGCAATTGATGTTACGTTATTTGATAGAACAAAATTTAGAGCAGCAAAATTGTTAGTAGAAGTTGAGAATACTACTGACGGCGTTTTTGAAGTTGCTGAAATGATTTTAACACACAACGGTACATCAGGCGCAGGTGCTACTGGAGCATCACTAACAACCTACGCTGTGGCGCAATCTGATGCATCAGAGACCGCACAAGGAACATATGATGCCGGTATAAACGGGAGCAACGTTGAATTACAAGTCACCCCCCTGCATAATTTAAAGAATATGACCGTGAAGGTGTCGTGGCAAGCAATAACAATATGATAAGGTGAATTAAATGGGCACAAAACTAGATTTCAAAGTAAAGAAAGGTATAGATGTTGAGGGTGGCGACATAACCGTAGCCAGCGGAAATGTTGTGTACGCTCCCACATTTGATACCAATGTAGCCGCAGCAGGTGTAACACTTTCAGGTACTACTCTACAAGCAGACGGTACTGACACCAACATCAACATTGCAATTACTCCAAAAGGTAGTGGAGAAGTAGATATCACAAAGGTAGACATTGATGGTGGAACTATTGATGGTACTACAATAAACACATCTGATATTACAGTAGGCAGCGGTAAGACTTTAGATGTTTCAGCAGGTACACTTACCCTCGCTGACGACCAAATTAGTGGTGATAAGGTATCGGGAGGTACTATCGGTACAACTACAATTACCGCACTCGCTGGAGATTTGAGTCTTGGTGATAACAATATCACTAATGTTGGTGATATAAACGCCGATAGTATTAGTGTTGATGCTTCTGCTGCTGGGTTAAATGTTGATTTTAGCGGTGCTGCATCAACTACTGCTAAAATATCATTAGGAGATAACCTTGCTGATGCTCTAAATATTACAGAAGGTTCAAATTCTTATATCAAATTCATAACAACAAATTCAAGTGAGCAAATTGTTTTTGGTAAGAATTCAACTTTTAGCGGCACTACTATTGCAAATTTGGGTACGGTTACTACAGCCGATATTAACGGTGGTACAATAGATGGTGCGGTAATTGGTGGTAGTAGTGCCGCTGGAGGTACATTTACATCTCTTACAGTAGAAAAAGCAGGAGGCGAGGGTTGGCTTAGAGTAAATGGTACTGCTAGAGAAACTAATACTAGACTCCAAGTTAATGGTGACCCACTTTCGGGTACGAGTGGTACAACATTAAATTACGTTGAAGCAAGATTGCATACTGATGTTTCAAATGACGACATAAACGGTACTACCTACAATAAATTAGGTAATATGTTTCTTCTTGATAACGCAGAAGATGTACCCGGTACAGGTCAAGGTGTGATGTTCACTGTAGGTAGAAGCGGCACAGGCGACCATTTCGGTGTAGGTAGGGTAATTCAAGGTGCTTCTTCAACAGAATATTTCGGTATTGGATATGCAGGTACAAACTTTGATGATTCACCCGGTTCTAATGCCGCTTTATTACCTGCTAATTTGATGTTTGAATTAGATGTAAGCGGTAATGCTAGTTTGTCTAAAGACGGAGCGACATTGGAATTTAACAACAATTCTCAAACTACAAAAATCAAGGCTAGCGGTTCGTCTTCCGCTTCTGTAAGTTACACATTACCACCTGCTGGTCCTGCTTCCAACGGATACGTACTTTCTTCTACAACAGGCGGAGTAATGACTTGGATAGCCGCCGCAGGTGGCGCAGACGGAATGGGAAGCGGTTTCGTTTTAGAGGATGGGGACGGTACAGAAGTCACAATTGATGAAAATAAAGAAGTGAAGTTCATTGATGGGGATGGAATAGAAATTAACTGGACTGATGTATCAACGGGCTCTGACGGAGACCCTTACGACTTAACTTTCTCTTTGGACATTGACGGAATGACCGACATTGGTGGGGGGCTTGCGTCAGGTGATTTGTTCATAGTAGATGATGGTGCAGGTGGAACCAACCGAAAAACAACAGTAGATAGAATTGCTACACTATTGGCTGGTGCTGGTCTTACTGCAACTAACGCTGTAATTGCTGTGGATGCAGACCAAAGTAGCCAAATTACAGCAGTTGGAACTCTCACAGGTCTTACTGTAAGTGGCGCAACAGACCTCAACAACAATCTAACAGTTGATGGTGCTACAATTTCTCTTGATGCAACCACTTCTCTAAACATAGATAACTCAAACACCACAAATGGAATTACAATCGGTACAGCAACAAGTGGAGTTCCAATTTCTATAGGTCATACTACATCTGAAGTAACAATTAACGATAATCTAACCGTAACAGGAAATTTAACAGTAGATGGAACTACTACAACAATGAATTCTACTACTTTACAAGTTGATGATAAGAATATAGAATTAGGAACAGTTGATTCTCCTAGTGACACAACTGCCGATGGTGGTGGTATTACTCTAAAGGGTTCAACTGACCACACAATTACTTGGGATAACTCAAATGATAACTGGACAAGTAGTGAGCATTGGAATTTAGTTACAGGAAAAGTATTCAAAATAAACAACGCTAGTGTTTTGTCTGCCTCAACATTAGGAAGTGGAGTTACTACATCTTCTCTAACAACAGTTGGTGCTTTAAACAGTGGTAGCATTACTTCCGGCTTTGGCACAATAAATACTGGTTCATCAGCAATCTCTACTACAGGGACTTTGACTGGTGGAAGTATCGTAGGTACAAGTTTGGATGTTTCAGGAAACATAGAATGTACAGGCACTTTGAGCCTTAACAACGGTACAAACACAATTTCTGCTGCCGAACTGAGTGTTTTAGATGGAGTCACAGCCGGTACTGTAACGGCTAGTAAGGCATTAGTTGTTGATTCTAACAAAGACATAGGCGATTTGCGAGATTTAACCGCTACTGGTGCTCTTGAAGCAGACGGTTTACAATTGACTGGTGGTGCTAATTCCGCCGCAGATTCAGCCACAGTAGTAGCCATAATGGACGTTTCAGAAGCAACTGGTCAATCTTGGACAGGAAGTACCGCTTATGATATTGCTAACTATGCATTCGGAACATATAGAACTGCTAAATTCATAGTTCAGGTTAGCGATGGAACTGATACAGATTGTATGGAAGTTTTAGTTACATACGAGGGTGCTTCTGCTCCAGCGGCTTCCGCTAATATTTTCTTAACAACTTATGCGTACATTACAACAGCCGCTAGTGATTTAGGTACAATTGATGCAGTGAAGGGCACTTCTACAATTGACCTGCAATTTACTCCGGCTTCTACAGGGACATACTCTTACAGTGTGGTAAACACACTTCTAATCAAATGATGGAAAGTGAAATCATGGTGATAATTTGGCGACAAAAAAGGATTTTAAGGTAAAAAATGGACTTATAGTGACTGACGACATAACTCTTGATGATGGGGGTTCGTTGAAAGAAGCAGGTGGCACAGCCGCTTTTACTTTCGATGGCTCAGGTAATGTCACAAAGATAGGTCAAGACTCTCCTAGCAGCGGTGAGTTTCTCAAATGGGATGGGTCGAAGTGGGTTGCTGATGCTGTTAGTGGTGGTGTCGGAGGTTCAATTTCAGAAGACCAAGTAGGAGTAGGTTCAACCACAGCCGATGAAATAGAAGGTTCAGCAGGATTTACTGCCGCTTTAGGTGGGTCAGGTAGTACATCTGTTTTGAAATTCGGTCTTTCTGACGGTACAACTAACTATACTAGACTAAGACTTAACGGAACTAATGCTTATTTAGAGTTTAGAGATGCAAGTGATAACTCAAAGGCTGCTTTAGGTTTTCAATCAACTCAAGGATTGAAATTTTATGCAAAAGCGGGCGGTCTAGGCGCGTCAGAAGCGTTTAGAATAACTCCGAATGATGAATGGGGTCTTCAAGGTGCTAACTATGGTACAGCAGGTCAAGTTTTAACTTCCGGTGGTAGTGGGGCGGCTGTATCATGGACTACTGTTAGTGGTGGTATTTCCGATGTTGTGGATGATACAACCCCACAATTAGGTGGGAATTTAGATGTTAATGGGAATAAAATAACATCAGTATCTAATGGTAATATAGTAATAGAACCTAATGGTTCGGGTAAAGTACAAATCGGAGATACTACATACAATCCAAGCGGTGTAACAACAGGAAAATTAACAGTAACAAGAGATGAAACAGAAGGCTCAGATACAGGCCCAACTCTAATGTTGGTTGATGGCGATAGTGATGCTAACAATGGGCCAATTCTCAAAATGTATAGAAATACAGATTCCCCTGCTGATGGTGATGCTTTAGGTGCTATTGGTTTTGATGGAGAAGATTCAGCAGGAGGCGAAAGAAGTTATGCAAGAATACGAGCAGTATCAGATAATGTAACAAGCGGTTCAAATGATGGCTCGCTTGAATTTAGAGTATTTGCTAATGGAACACAAACAGAAGTAATGCAATTAGAGTCTGATGCACAAGCGGGTGCTAAAATGACTTTAATGGGTGTATCACAAACAGGTGCAGTAGTTAGCGGTACATCTACTGCAAACACCGCTTATTTGAGTTTAATAGAAGTAGCAAGTGCAGACCATAAAGCAATAACCGCAAGTGTACATATTACAGATTCAACAAATAATGAGGTTCAAACAGAAATGATTGTTGCTCATTTCGATGGAACAACCGTGAATTATACTACTTACGGGCAAATATTTGATGGTGCTGCGGCTATTGGAGTTTTAGAAGCAACTTATGTTCCAGTAGGGAGTAAAATGTTAATACGATTCCAAAATACACAAGGTTCAACAGCAACATTAGCGGGTTCTGTATACGCTACTTTGCATCCATGAGGTGATTAAGAATGGGCAGACAACCGTTTAGACAAATGAAAAGCGATGGAACAATGCAAGATGCAGGGGCTTCTGCTGGCGACCCACCCGGATATAAAACGATAGATATGGATGCAAACTATGACCATTCATTTCACAAATCTTACGGTGTTTTTGGTGTGGATGGGCAATCAACAGGTTACACTATGAATTATTTTATGCAAAGTAACGCATGGTACGCTTATCCCTTTGTTATGCCGAAAGACGGAACATTAGCCTCTATTGAATTACAAGTAGGAACGGCGGGCGCATCGGGAGATGAAATAGCAGTAGCAATTTATCCAAGTGATGCTAATGGTGACTGTAGCGGGCAAACGGCTATTCTTCGTAAAACAGATATTGATGTTTCGACAACCGGATATAAGAATATAACTTCAATATCAAGTCCTACTGTTACAGGCGGAGATATATATTGGTTTGTGTGTAAAGCGACTTTTTCTGATTTTCCCGGCACTTGTAAGATGAAAACATCAATAGGAGGATTACCTAATTTATCCGGTAGGGTAACAGGTGGCTCATATAGCAACCAACCCTTTTCCGGTGTATCAAGGTGGGGAACATTTAGTGGTGACCCACCCGCAACATTCGCAACGGGTGGTTCGGGCATGCAATACAAAATGGGAACACCAAGTAGTAGGTATATACTATTCAATTTAAATTATAGTTAAGGAGAGAGATGTATGGTAAGTGTAAGGCGTGAAATATACGAAGAAGACGGAACAGTAACAGTCGAAACTTTAGAGATAACTATAACATGGGAAGAAATATTTATCGAAAGAGAAATGATGATGAAGAATACTGACTCATTCGTTCTCCCCGATAGAGGGCTTACAGACTCTCAGTTATCAGATATCCAAACTTACAGACAGGCATGGAGAGATATCACTGATTATGATACTGCTGATGAGGCATATGAAAACCTACCAGTTCTACCCGATTGGGTATTGGAAAACGAATTGACAGGTTAAATAGAAGGGTGATTTTTAGACTCTAGACTTTTGATAAAGTGCATAGCAACCCGCATATGCTCCCATAACAAAAACAAAACCTATCATAATGTAAGCGGGTAGAAATGAAGTATCAATTTCACCCTCTAAAACTTTTGAAATTGTGCTTACGTCAATCAATCTTCCCACCCCTCAAATAGTTCATCTAAAAATTTCATCATCATGTTGCAAGTCGAGGCTGGTCGGGTCATGGTGTAAAAAATACACCACTAGTATTTTTCCCTTTCGTTTTTGTGTGTTTAATGGAGGTACGGTGAAGTGCGAAGAAGAATTAGGAGATGAAGAGATACGCACTTGCTACTAGGAAAAACACAAACGTCAGAACGACCTAAAGAGGGTAGAAACCAAAAATACACCGTTTAGCGTAGCAAACCTCCTATCAATGCTACCATCGCCCACCAAATAAACGCTTTGGCTTAAAAGTAGAGTCTTGCCAAAAATGCCCACATTGTTTACATTGCCAAAGATGAATTCTTTTCTTAAATTCATCATGGTATCTTGCACTTAGTCTACGAGGTACGTGCTTATGGCTACACGCTCGACAAGTTACATTCAACTTGTCCATCAGTCGCCCCATTACTCCACCGGCCTTCTACTAACTATATCATCAATTCTCAAAATTGCAGTAGTTACTTCTGTTGCACTAAGCACTGCTTGTTTAATCAATTTAGAAGGTTCTACAATATTATTTTCTTTCATTGAAACAATACCACCTTCGGTTACATCAGGTCCATGTGTTAAATCGCCTTCTAACACTTTTGTCCTCATCGCTAGAACAGTATCTAGTGGGTCATGCCCAGCATTCTCCGCTATGGTAGCAGGAATAACCTCTAGAGCGTCTGCAAAGGCTTCTATTGCCATTTGTGCCCTTCCCCCTATCTTAGCGGCATGATTGCGTAGATGTGAAGCCATAGCAACAAAACTAGAGCCTCCTCCATACACTACACTATTTTCGTCTTTTACCATACCAACTACACCCAGTGCATCATCGAATCCTCTTTCCACTTCATCAAGTGTTGATTGAGTAGCACCACGAAGAACTAGAGTTGATTGGTCGCTCTCGACATTTCCAGTAACAAAGAGATAGTAGACATCGTTATGCTTCTGCTTTACAAGTTCCATGTCAGTTACATTTTCTATGTCGTTTACAGTCTGAGCCACAGGTAACTCTAGTGCGCTGCTAAGAGCCTTCATCATACTTTCAGGCACTCGCCTTACAACACCAATGTCGTTTTTCTTTAGATAGGCACAGATACTATCGTGTACTCCATCTCTTACGAATACAACGCCTTTACCATCTAGCATAGAAACTATCTTCTTTGCCTTGTCTAGAAGACTATCACTGCTTGATTGTTTGAATTGAGAATACTCGTCTGCCCCCATTTGAATTGAGATATTTTCTTCTGTTTTCTCATTCTCCAATCCAGTATTAATTAAAACTACCTTCATTTCTTTTTCGTGGGCGAAATCTAATACGAAATCTTTGCTAAGAATTACACCATTGAAAAGGAATGATTCTTCTATGCTACCACCGGGTAAACTGACTACTCTTACCTTGTCTGCTTCTCCTGCTTGCATTACAGCATCTACACAGATTTGACTCACAACTTCAGTAGCACTTTCCAAAGTTTTACCAGTAATTGCGGTTTTTGCTATATTTTTCAGTACTTCTTCATCCCCAGTAAATGCTACTTCACTTTGAAGATATTTTGTAGCCATAGTTGCGGCTTCGTGGTATCCTCTACAAACTACATTGGGATGGAGCCCCTTACTGAACAGACTTTCGCTGTTAGCAAGTAACTGACCCGCTAGAACTACTGTGCTGGTTGTACCATCGTAACACAAAGATTCCTGTGTCTTTGCTACTTCTACCATCATTTTAGCACCGGGGTGACTGACATCTAATTCACGAAGAATAGTTGCACCGTCATTAGTTACAATGACATTACCTGCCCCATCTACCATCATCTTATCCATACCCATAGGGCCGAGTGTAGACTGGCAAGTTTCGACAATTATTTTTGCTGCTCTAATATTCATAGATTGAGCGTCTGCTTTCTTTTCTTCTTGATTCATTCTTCTTCCCCTGTATCTTCTATTATGGTTTCTTCTGATGCATAAGGCCACTCTACTTGGTTAGCAATAACCGCAGCCATACGCTGTATATCACTCAAAGCCGCTCCTTGAGTAATCGCTGTTAATAATCTGTGCAATCCTAATTTTAATTTTATTTCTTCCTCTTGATTCATGTTTACCACTCAATTTCAATTTCTACTATTTCTCCTGTTTCAAGGGAGCGTGATTTAACGAAAGAATAATCTTGCATATGCTTATACAAATCATAAGTCAATTGTGCATCTTTAAGACAATACTCAGCAACATCATTGTAATTACCGTTTTGCCATTGAACTGGCGCATCTAAACTTGACATCATTTTTTCTGCTTTCAAGTTTTGACTGGCTAGCATATTCAAATCTGTGGCGACTCTTTGGTGTTTTAAAGCCGCCTTTTGTACAATTACTTTAGTGTCTATAATAGATTCAGAATGTTTGGATAAAACATCCCCCGCAGCCCAGCAATCAAGCGAATCTTTGATTACTGGTAGGTCAAATTTCAATATATTATGGCCTAAAATTTTACCACCTTTGTTTATGAAATCAATCAAATGGTCACCTATATCTCTTGGGTGAAGTGGTAATGTGTTTACCCCTTCTAATTCAATGTCTTCTTTGGAAAAAATAGTACCGTCAGAACCATCCCAAGTTGCTATAACACTAGGTTCAAACAGTGTTCTATTATTCCAACCACCAATATCATAAGAGAAATTAGCGGTTTCAATATCTAAGGAAAGAATATCGCTCATGTATAATCCTCAATATATGTCACTTATTCAATCCATCTGTTTCAATCTAAGGTAAACTATCCTAGATTCTTTAGTTGTTTCAAACATATCTTTAGCATACTTATTGAAATGATTCCAAGCAGTACCTCTTGTAACCTTCGCTTGGTCTTCATAGGTCTTGAGCATTCTCTCTTTACGAACCCACCCTTCACCACGAGAATCATCAAAGTCAACTTTACCAGTATTTTGGAATGATATAGTGAATTTTTGTCGGTATTCTGTAACTTCTGTCTTTTTGAATCCAACTTCGACTTCATCTTCAAGCCAAAGGATTAGATTTCTTGTAAGGTCGTAAAGAATATCTTTAGCCATATCTACGTGCTCACCAGTTACAGTCCAAGAATTATCTAACATAGCCATATGTGTTGCGAAGATGACCGTATAATTTTCAACTGCTGGCATGAAAGATGCCACAACCTCACCTATACCGGGTGCAAGACCGTTAAGAAGAGTGTAGTAATCATCTATAGCATCGAAACAGGCTGAATAAAATGTTTCATCTGCGTTAAACATCTCATGCATATGCTTCTGAATTAATTCTTCTTGCTCACTTCTAGGCATGGATTCCCATTCAATAAAAGTAGTTTCACTCAAATTCAATAATCGGTCTCGTAGATTCTTGGTCAAGTTATTGAAATAATCTACAATCTCTTGGTAATCAACCGCTAATTTTGGTATCTTTTTGTAGGCAGCATTCATCCTTAGATTACTAACTTCTCTACGCTTTTCAGTATCCCATTCGCCCCAATATAGTAGAACTCTTTGGAAAATACCCTTTGTTAAGACGTAATCTTTTACACCCTTTGGAGGGAAAGTTGTAATCCATAAAGATACCAATGATTCAGTTTCGATTCTACCAGCCTTTGTGTGTTTGACTAGAATGTTGTTGTTACTACCTACAGGGTTACACGCTGATTGGAGATAAAGAACGGTTTCTTGGCTATGCTTATTTGGGCTTAGAATGATACTTCCTTCATCGAAATTCAAGACCTTTCTCCCATCAAGAAGCCCCTCTTTCAAAGTCTTAACGTGTTCTCCGTCTTCGTCTATATTTTCTTCCCAACCACCAATCAAAGCGGCATCTGTTCCAGTTGTGTACATATCAGTAGGGATTTCAGCATCTCGACAGATATCCCCCATAAATTCCCAAGCAACAGACTTACCACTTCGGGAAGGTTGAATCCAAAAAACGTGCACTCTTGGGTCTATATGACTAGCACCCCAAGGTATGCGTACATACGGTACTGCTGCTTGTCCTTGTAAAAAGAAAAAGGAAAGCATTCCCGGTATGTCGTTCTTCATTGATGTCTGTCCAAAATGTTCCAAGTAACCTTGGAAAATTGGAAACTTCTTCACCGCCTCATATTCTGTGTAATTCCTCATAATTTGACCCCTAGAGAGGTCAGCCTATAAGTATATTGTATGGACTATACATCGGACAGTTGGATTCATCGCCTTTTTCTTCTCTCCACGTGCATTGGTTCTTCGCTTGTTAGTGCCTGAACTATGCGTTTCCTCAGTACCTCTCCTAACCCTTTCACCTGTTTCAATGATTCAGGGAAGCACATTTCTTCTAGGCTACCACATTTTTCTAGTAAATTATCCACAGTTTCTTTCCCCAAGCCGGGTATTGCTAACAGCATATCAGCCCTCACATCATTACTAGCGACTCTTCTGATTGCTCTTGCACCATGAGAAGACGCAGGTTTGTGTAATTTATCATGAAGTTTGACTATGAAAAGTGAAGCCTCGCTCATGTTTGGTGTGTAGAAAACCTGACACTCAAAATCAGACATTACCCTAGCAATAGTACCGAGTAGTTCATTTTGCACTCTAGTGTAGGTAACTTTACGTCCATTGTTTTTAGCCATTGCAACATACTTTTCTATTGTACCATGAATCACTAAGAAAAAACGCTCGTAGTTTGAATCCATGTTTTCTAATTGCCGCCAAAGATGACCACTATGGCTTGACTGGAAAAAGTCGGTTATACTCTTAGCCTCTACACACGCATTACCTAGAAGATAATCACCTACAACTAGTGGTTGTTGTGAAACTGCTAAACCTGCTTTCTCAGCCTTTCTTAGAACAGAATCGTATAGTGGTCCTCTTTCATTGGAGTCAATTATTAGATTTGGCTTTGGCATTTTCTTTCCTCCTTCTATTCCTACAATCCATACAAAGACCAGTGAATTTGTGCAATCTCTTCCTTCTCTTTAAACCACTTCTGTTTAGTTTTATACCGCATTCTAAGCAATTAAGGGGTAATTCATCCATCAGATATCCTCCGCCGTCCCATCATAGAATTTGCATCTACCAGTGCAAAGTCCATCAGTTATGATAGTCCTACACATACCTGCGTTATATCCGTTATTAGAAGAGCCACCGAAAACTAAACTTTCGACTTGTAAAGTAGTAGTAGATAAGTCATAATCCACCCAACCTTGCCTTGAGATTACATCAACAATGAAATCTACGTGCTTTGCCTTTTCTTCATTTGACACACTATCAGGTGGGAAAAACCACCGTAGTCTACTTGCTAAGTAAGAGGCGAAATGCAACCTAGCCCTGTGAGGTGGGTTTCCTTCACCCATAGCGGATTGCGCTAAGCATGGAAGAATTGTAAACCCGTCAATTGACATATCAGGTAAGTCACTAATTTCTCTCTTCTTAGATTTGAAGATGGTTTTTCTTTCGGGTAAAACCAATTCTAATGCTTGAGAGCCATGCTGTATGTATCCATCTTGTGATTCTTGGGCTTTATCCAATAAATCCATGTGTGTGCTATTGAGTAAAACTTCTGAGGTCATTGGTATACTCCAACACCCTCTTTTGCTATTGTAGGAATTAGGAATTCTAATCATACCAGCGGTATCAAAAGCCACGGTTGGGTCATTACAAAACAAGTCTAGTTCTTTATGCCACTTTGAAAGAACAATTCTACCAGCGTCTTTTACCCTAGCAACGTCAAACCCATTACTAGGTGTGAAAGTCTGCTGGAGTGGTATCCAAACATGGAAGCCCCCACCACTAAACCAAACGTAATGCAGTAAGTCTTTTTCAGAAAGAAATAGATGTAGTCTTTTTACTTGCTCATGCATCACTTCAAAGGGTACATCTTCTCCTCTCTTTCTAAAATTCTTACAATCAAAGTCACAAACAAAGTGACGTATAATCGGTGTATTGTAATCTACTCTATGGTTTCTAGGCGGGGTCAAACCGCGATAACCGTAAGCAGTAAAGAAAACGTTACCGCTTCCATTCTTCCCTTTCCAGTATCTTTCTAGTTCGTTCCAATCTTTTACTAATCTTCGATAACCCTTTTCACCATCAGCCCCAATTTCCAATACCTCTCTTGGGAAATCAAGCGTGATGAACGCCATTATATCATGCAACCTTAGTCAAGATTTTATCCAATAGTCGCTCAATTTCTTTAGGTGATAACCTACTCTTGTTAAGAGTGAAATGGTAACTGTCGTAGCCATCAACTTTGTCAATACCTAACTCAGTATAATCATCCAAGGTGGTTTGCAAAGTTTCCTTTACAATCATATCTTTATCACCTAATATTCCAAAATCAACAAGCACTTCTTTATGCGGTTGATAATGTCTGTTCATTGTTTCTATCGTCTTCTTTAGTAGTAATTCTACAGTTCTCTCTTCTATCATAATTCCAACTCCTGTTGTGTCCATGCGGGGCAAATGTGCATGAAATCACACCACGCACATTTGAAATCATTTCTTTCCGCAGGAAAATCCATGTCAAGGTGGGCCTTGACTAATTTTTTCAGGCGCTTTTCAACAGTTCTTTCTGCATACTTCGCCTTTCTATCTGAAGTTGACTCAAACTCCCAAGCAGCAGCATCACCATTGTTTATATTGCCGCCGGGAAATTCCCAACCCCAATGTGTAATCGGGAGATATTCTCCGTGTTGACTACATTCAAGCATCATTTTGTAAAATTGCATTTCAGCCCTTAACTTAGTTGCTGTTTTTCCTTTCTTCCATTTTCCAGTTTTCAATTCCATGAGGATGTATCCTTTATCATCCTCAAAGATACGGTCAATAAAACCCCGCATATGAATAGGTACTGGAGTCCCATCAACCTCTACAATACGAGTAGCGTGTACTTCGGCTTCGTTCCCAACTGGAAACCAATCAATACCTTTAGTGGCTACCAGTCTATCGAATTGCCAATCAACCCATGTTTGGATTTGCTCATCTTCGCCATATAGATATGGGGATGGGGGTTTTGGGATAATGTCGTGTAGCATTTGGCGAGCCATGTTCATATTACCTGACTCTATTTGCTCTAGAATATCATCTATGTAATTGACCGCCTCTTTCCAAAAGTATTCAGTCATATCGTGCACATTGTTCCCACGAATATGGTAGTCCTTTTCTTCTTGTTTTAGTTTCATAATGTATTGAAAAAAGTATTGTTTTGGACACCAATCAAATGTACCGTTGCTACTTTTCGTAACTCGTAAAATTTTATCTTCCATGTCAGGAGACCAAGAGTAGTCACTCTTCGCATAGGATTCTTTCATATCTTCAAACGGATAATCGTCAGCCTTAGCCAACTTATCATCGCCATTAGGATTCCATCTCATCACCAAAAACCCCCTTGATATGGAAAATTCTTGACGCTCATGTGTTTCCCCTCTTTTCTTAATCGAATACATTTACCGCAAATAGTCGTATGGCGACCTTTAGTACGAGGTTTCATTTCTTTACAAATTTGACACTTGTATCTCTTCATTTCCTCTTTCTCCTGTATTCTTTCATTCTTCTAAAGTATTCTTCCCACTTCATTCATTTTCCTCCATCTCTCTTAACTTGGCTTTGACATAATCTCTTCTAATACTCTTAAGTTCCAACCTATCCCTTTCAGCCTCGATTAATTTCTGTAAGTAAACTGCTAGGTCCATTGCTTCTTCCTGAGCATGAATCAACCATTCTAACTGGGACAAAGGTGCTGTCTCCATTGTGACCCCATACTTNCTCTTACCAACTTCTGCTCTTCCTTGTATTTTCTTACATACTTCATCTTCTATTCTACTCATTAAAACCACCTTAGTATTTCATTTCGCTTTTGTACCATTTATCTCCACATTCTGTACATAGTCCTTGGACTAACCATTGACTATCAGCAGTGCATTTACCGCAATCAGCGCAATTACTGTAATGACCCATCACCAATACACCGCCGGTTGTTCTTGTGGTGATGCGGCCTTTTCCATATCCCAACCCATTACACTGTACACTGGTTGGATTTTGGCCTTCACCATTTTTTCTACGACCACATCATAGTCAATTGAGAAGTCTTTGATTTCATCTTCTTCCCTGAAAGCCACTACGTTAGCAGGGAATGTTTTGGTTTCACCGGATTTAGCAACAAAGTGAGAAGCGCTTGCGTTTTTCTTCTCTTTTGGAAATGATACCGAATCGGGTAAACCTTCGGGTACTGCATTGATGTACACCCATTGTGCTCCATCTCCCGGTCTAAAGGGGTCATCAGTTGCAATATTTTCATTGTAGTATTTAGCAGCCCTCACAGGCATAGGAACGTTTGCTGTGTAGTTATTCATACTCTTCTTGATTCTACCATAAGGGCTTAAATCTTTTATTGGTCTTTCACCATTTAGAATTGATTTTACTATCGGGCGTATAGCCGCAGTAACCTCTTCTTCTTCTGCGCCTTTACCAACTAAGTCAAATAAAACACCTTGTGTTTCTTTACTGATTGGTGCGGCGTTAGATGCTTTGATTTCAAAACCACTAACTTTCATTTTGCCTTTATCAGACTCAGGCCAAGACTTGATACCAAAGTATCTATTTTTCGTTTCAGCACTAATCCAGTAATCGAAGTATGCTTCTAATTCTACATCCATGTAGGGCATATCCAGTTGTTTTCTAGATTCTTGAGTTAGATGTGCTGCTAGGTTTTCTGCTTCATCGAATGGAACTTGAATAAATGCGGAATCAGTATGACCATACAACCCGCGATAACCTTGCCTTTCACTTTCAGCAAGTAGGAATTTGATGCTCTCTCTACCCATGTATGTAATAGTGCGGCCTATATCCAAATCAGACCACATACCACCTATTTTACCCATAGATACCATACCGTAGAGGGCGTTCACTGCAACTTTCGTTGCTGTTTGAAGCATATCATATCCTAATTTTTCATTAGTATCTGTCGCTTCGTACATTTTCTTTTTGTAATCTTTTCTTAATGCGAGCATTTCACTCACAACGCTTGGGAGTAATCCCACTTCGTCTTGTGACCAGTGAGTTCCATTACCGGGAGATTTAATATTACTACCGGCGTTTTGTTTTTTGGTTTCCCAAGATAAATTCAGACTCAGTATAATATTCGGATACAAAGAAGCGTAGTCTACCAGTGCTACACCTTCATGTCTTCCCGGTATAGGGTCAGGAATATACGCCGCCTGTAATTCTTCACGATTCTGCGCTTTAGACGATGGTGCTTTCAAATCTGTTCTTCTTCCAATTAGACCCCTAAAGTATCTAGTAACTTTGTAGGTGCTACGGAATCCAACACCACATAGTTTCATCATGGCTACATGGAATTCAACGGCGTGTAACATCTCATCAATGTCTCTTAGCAAGGTTGTATCCACTAAACAGTAGTCAACGAAGTCATCGAAGTAATCATACCATCCATTGTGTACAGTCATACCTTCGATTCTATCTGTTAGTTTCTCTCCTAAGTCTAAACTTTGAGCCACCCAGTTAAGGCTACGGCTAGACATTTGCCCTCTACCGGACTTCTGCCATATCGCCTCAAAGCCACTACCTGTAATCCCTCTAGCCGCACTATCGAATACTATCCTACCCTTAATCGGTTGAGCGGATTCATCGTACCCTGTATCCTTTCTAGGAGCGATTACTTCACCAATCGGACTCAATCTTGACGGGTCTTTCAGCCTTCTATACAGATGTGGTATATCCGCCCAGTTTCCGGCGTGTGCTACAAGAATATCAGGGTCTCTTTCGTCAAGGTATTGTAAGAATCCCTCATGCATTGATTCTTCGTTTAGATATAATCTAAGTTCATACCCACCATACCTATCTATCCATTTTGTATGTTCACTCATCAAATCTTGCTTCCAAGCGAACACCACAGGGTGTGGTGCTTGATTATCTACAACAGCCATTACGGTGGTGAAATCCTCTTTGGGGTCCCACTCCAAATCGAAGTACCAAATACGAGGATGGAAATCAGGGATACCATCAGGATAGTTTTGTATCAAATACTGGTCTGTATAGATTAAATCCGCTTCATATGTATGTGGGTACTCATCTTTGATATTCCACAAATGGTTAGGATGAGATGCTGTCAGTTTTATCAACGGTACACCATCTATTCCTACTGCTGTTTTTGTTCTGTCAATACTTACACCCGGATATCTAGATTCTATTCTGTGTATGGTAGCATCAGTTATTGCTGCGTCTACCCAACAAGAAGGAGATATGTAGTCTTCATCCCCCTCTTGTAATACCCGCTCATGTAATACGCCATCAGCGTCTCTTGTGCGTTCATAGATGAATGGTTTATCAGAATCTGAATTCCATTCTCCGATACGAAGAGAGCCACGAGGTGTATTGAATACACGAGACTCAGGCGTAAAGTAATCCACTATCATCCAATCACGCTTCTTGGATTATTATCAATAGTGTATTTTCTTGTTCAATAATCAAAGGTAATGATTCACCCATGTGAAAAGTAGCAGCGCTTTCTTCAAGCATACCAAGACAATCAGTAAACCAATGCCCGAAATCACTCTCTACAGTACCCATTGGTCCTTGAGAATTCGATACGCTTAACGTGGAGAAAATACGAGGGGTATGTTTCTTACCCATAGCAACAGCAAATTCACTCTCATCAGCATTTACTGATACTGTAATTCCGTGTTTCCCGACAATATCTTTCATCTTAGCAATATCGAGTAACTCAGATGCAGATATATCACCATGTGTGGATATCTCAAGTTTCTGCGGAGTCCAAGTAGACCACATAGTATCTTTCGCCTCAGAAATTAATTTATTTATCAACGGCGTTTTTGTATGTGAAATAATAGTATTACTTGTTGGAAGTTGTAACTTTGTGCTACCACCATTAACATACAAAGTCTTACCTGACCCCATTTGCCTTACCAAGATACTATCTTTGCTTATCTTTTTGCAAAAAGAAACCAACTTTTTCAAATCTGAAATATCTATTTCACCTTCAGTTTTTATTGAGTTAGCCTCAACAGCCATTGATTTTTTCAAATAGTGTGTGGAAAACCCTACTTCTGCTGAAATAGAATCCTTAGATGCTACAATTTTCAAATCCTCAGTTTCCCCAAAAGAAGAAAGGAATTGAAGGAAATCTTTTCTATCTAACTCTACTTCTGTCATATCTCACAAACTCCCATCACTTAGTTCAGGAAGACCGACCCATCGGGCTGGCTTTCCTGTTTCTGTAACAAGTATTGTTCTTCTTTGTCCCTGTAGTTCTGCATTAGTTTTACTCTTATCAAAGGTGACTGTATACTCGCTCTTGATAATTTCACGCCGTTCATCGTCATAGGTATCAACTCTTTCGCACATCAAAATTTGATACACGTAATTGTTGGTTGATTTCTCACAATCAGGTCGCCACTTAGCACCATCTTCGTTTTTACCGAAAGAATAGTTTGTCATTCGTAAGTGGGTTTCCCAATACACCTGACAACCTGCTGACACTAACTGCTTTGATAGAGCGGTCAATTGATGGAATCTAGTCTTGCGTATCGCCCAATCCCACTGATGGCCTACCTTAACGTTCCAGTCAGCCGCTTCGATACCGTCACGAGCCAAATTTAGGTCTTCGATTCTCATACAGTTAATCGCAATCGAATCCCAAAGGTCTATCCCTGTTACTAGAAGACCCCAAATTCTTTCACCATCATAACCATCATCGTTCTGCTTTCGGGCTGTATCCACAGCGAATTGCATGATATTCATAACACGGTCGTGAGTGCCCGGATAATCATATGCAGTTCTGTTTCCAGTTTGCATTACCCAAGGATTCCAACATCTAATTCTATCGTTGTTTGAATGGAATGCGGTTGTAGTACCCACCCCACCACCATCGAAATCTAGAATCCAAAGTTGGTCTTTTCCGTTGCTATCATTTTTACAATGCCTATCGAATGCATCTAAAACAATCGCAGTTTTTCCTGTGTTTTCATGTCCAGCAATCAAAGCAAAAACCGTAGTTTTCGGTTGATTCTTGTGAAGTGATTGTAACTCGCTTCTCAAATCTGAGAATGGGTCATTGCTATTTACAACAGGTGTGGTTTTATTCTCAGCAGTAGGTAGAGGCTCGCCGCTCTCTTCTCTATCTTCTTGAATGCGCTTCGCTGCGCCAAAACCCGCCATCACTCATCACCACTTGCTTTATTCAAAGCCTCAATGTTAGAAATCAATTGTTGCCCAGCACCCATTACTGTGTTGGCGTATTGTTCCAGCAACTGTAATTGTAATTGTTGCCTAGCAACCTGCTTCTCTAACATCTCCACTCTTTCTACCTGTGCTTTCAATGCTGCGTTTTCTGCTTCTAATTCTACCTTAGTTTTACTCATTTTTCTTCATCTCCTGTAGAATTGCTTCTTGTGTCCCCATCATATCTTTCAACGTCTCATTCAGACGGTCTAGTGCTAGATTTCTATCCAAATTAACACGTCCCGATTCCATCATCGCTTTCGTTATGTGGTTGACGGCATTAACCAATTCATTCCTAATTAGTCTCACTATTCTTTCTTCACTCATTCTTTTTCACCTCAGTTAAACTGCTCCTGTCCAGTGTTACCACCGCTTACTCTACGGCGGATTCTTCTTGGGTCTGCATAGACACCAAAGACAGTGAGTTTCGGATTTCTTTCTCCATCTCTTACAGACATACCGATTCTACCGATTACGTAGACAGTTGACTTTTCAGCCCATTCAATTTCGGATACATCATCACGAGCAATGAACGGCTTTGAGTTATCGTGGCAAGCGCTACTAACCCAGCAAGCAACCTCAGATGAGTTACTTTGTCCGTATTGACTTTGTAGAGCAACCGATGTTAGATTGAATACGTAATTTCTACCGGACTCGTCATACTCAGTTTCTCTAGGTTCAGTGGAAAGTCGTGTAACTGTACCCTTAGTGATTACAATAGGACCAGCCCTACCTTGCTCTCCGTTTATCTCAAAGGTACGAGAGCCTGATTCGTATGCTTCTTCTAAATCCTCAAGAGGTGCATAGAAAGGATGCATATCAGGGTTCACCAAGAAGCGACCGGGGTGAAGGAACTTCTTCTCATCTTCACCAACGAAGTCGTAAGTGTATTCAATAGAATCCTCAAAACCAGCGGAAATTCCAAGAATATCCTTGTATGCATCAGGAGCATTTTCGTTTGGTGGTCTAACGAATATCTTACATGGCTCACCAATTTTAACTTCGATATTAGTAGCGTCTCCTACACAATCAACACGCCACATCTTGATATCTTGCTCAAACTTATCTTCTTCATTACCTAGGAAATAGTAATGCCTACCCATCAAAGTAGAAGGCATTGGACGACCAGTGGATGAACCCACCAAACAGATGTATTGACCGTCTGCTAGGAATCCAAGTACAGGAGGTTCATCTACTGGCTCTACTGTGTCAATAGAGCCGTTTGCTGTGGTAATCTTCCATGTGTCGCCATTCTTTTCGTAAACACCAATCCTACCACCATCAATGGCGGCATTTGGGTCTCTTGTGAAATCAATCGCTGCACGATTCCTCATGTTTTGTCTGCGGTCTCTCTTTGTACCATCTACACCGATAAAGCAACCTACAAAAGTAACAGTGTTAGCACCGCCACCCATTGTTGCTCTTCGGGTTTGTACTAAGATTTGTTCCGACCAATCAACAAGTAGGTCTTCATCTTCATCAGCCCAATCTTCACAGCCATATTCGTCTCGGATAGAATCAAGATAGAATTTCTCTACCTTCTCTATGCTCTCTCCAACTCTCTCGCTGTGCATTTTCAGCCGTAGCATTACCCCTTCGGGTAGCGTTTTACCGCCACCCTCACGAGCAAAACCGGCTACTTTCGTTTCTTCTTCTTCCATTTGTTCATATTCATATTCGTCTGTCATTTTATCATCATCTCCCGCCTAAGTTGGGCTACGAAACAATCCATGAATGCGGCATCGCTGTCCGGCCATTCATAGATTCGACTCATCATATCTCCGTAAACTGCAAGAACACTCCACAGTTTGCTGTTACCATCTTCGTCTGAAATATCAAAGAATGTTGAAATGTTGTTGTAAAAAGACCGCATGATAAAGAAGCGGTCACGTCCTAATCCTAACGCTTTATGGAAACCGATTCTCATCTCCATCCACTCGTTATCTGTGCTGGCAATAGCCGCATCGGTTATGACATCTAATTCAGAAACCTTTTTTTTTAATGCTCCTATTTCTTGAGGTGTGCTTTCCAACACATTAACACAAGAGCGCAAATCTCCACCTAACATATGTATTAGTCTAGGGAAATGCTGTTGCCAGTCCTCTAGGATATCTTGTGAGACATTGACTGTTTTACATACATTGGAAAGGTGTATTGCTCCTTCTTGTGGTGAAAGTGGTTTGAAATTGTATATCGAACATCTGCTCTTTATTGCTGGTCTAATCTTCTCAACATTGTTTGCCGTGAGAATGAATAAACAATTACCAGCGTGGTTTTCAATAATCTGTCGAGCAGCGTCTTGGGCGGCTGATGTCAAACCATCGGCTTCGTCAAGTAAAACCACTCTTCTTTTTGCCCCAAGAGGTCTACTTGATGCTAAGGTTCGCAATTCAGTTCTAACAAATTCAAGACCTCTATCATCAGAAGCGTTTGTTTCAACAAAATTCACTGGGTCAAAAAAGTCGCCAAGCGCGGAACGAGCAATGATTCTTCCGGCAGTAGTTTTCCCTACTCCGGGTGGTCCTTGAAGGAGAATAGCATCAGGCCACTCTTGTTTGGCTTCCCAAAGCCCAGCCTCGTCAACAAATTCCTTCTGTCCAACTAGTTGACCTAGGTGGATTGGTCGTGTAATTTCATTCCATGCCATGTGCTTCAACCTCATTTATTGTTTCCTTTAAATACCCCAACTCAATATTATCGAATTCTTTTGCCCATTCTACTATACTATCGAATGTTTTTGGGAAGGGATTGTCTAATACAAATTTCAGTTGTTTAATTCCTAATTGGTCGGATAACTTATTTTCTAAATTGGCTTTTTCTATCAAAGAAAACCACATCTGAATTTCTTTTTTGTTGTGGTATTCTTCCTTGAGTGAAATACCTACTGTCTCTAATTGCTCTTCAACCAATTCTAATAATCCATCTCTAGGCTTTGCGAATAGAGTTCTCCACCAAATGTATTTTCGTAGCCTAAAACCAGTCGGGGTTTGAGTACTCCTAGTCATACTAGCGTGAAATTTCAAGTCGCTAATGATGAACCCAAGTGCAAATGACCAATCATCCATCTATTCATCATCTCCGAACATTAAATCTACTATTTGTGTGATATCAGATATCCCCAAGTCGTCACGAACAGCGACAAGGAGAGGGCTTTCGATGTTGATTGGTTCATAAGTTATTCGTGGGGTCACCACCTCTACCGCTATACAATCGGTATCGGACACGTTTTCCCAAGTATCCTTTGGAATGAAACCAGTTCTTCTCTTGATAGAAAATAACAACTGTGGTGTTAAATCATCGAAGGCTTCCATTTCACCCACGATGACGTAATCATCTAGACCATCAAGTGCTGCTACACGAATAAATAAACGACCTTCGTTTTGTTTCACCTGTTGTAATCTGAATATCTTGCGAGCCATAGATGTCATCAAAGTGTACCCCCCTTCACTAAATGGTTCGTATGCTGAAAAATTCGGGAAGCGTATTATTTCCTCGTCATCTAATACTGTAACTAAACCACTCCAGTGTTCAATTTCAGTAGGGAAATGAACCACTATCGGTTCATCTGTAAGACTAGATTGGAATTTCTCTAACCTTTCTTGTAATGTTAATGTAGGATATCTTGGGTATATCGCATCATAAACGTGAATAGTATTATTTTCACCAAGCGCCTCTAAGATAACTGGCCCTTTGATAGACCAATCTAACTTAGGNGCTAGACCTTTCGGTATTAACCGACCAGTTCTATCNCGCCATACGAAACGAGAACCAGTAGGCTCATTTGTGATATGCAACATATTGGTTGCACCTTTGGCTAGTATNCGNTGATAAAAACCACCGTTGTATTTCTTAATTTTGGTAGGGCCATTTTGTGATAGATGTGGAATAAACCTGCGTGGTGTTAATGCTAGTGATGGTTCTTCACTCCATAACACACCTGCACCTAACGATTCAGGGTCATTGAATAACGCCTCTAGTATTTCTTCGGGGTCTTTTACAGCGATGTGTTGTTTCAGAATTCGACTTTGAATAGAAGTATTCTGACTTACGGCATTCAAGAAAGCGGTTTCTCTCATTACTTTTTCACCGATAATGAATCTCCAAAACAAACGGGCTTCGATTTCATCGAGAAGGCTCGTAATTTCAAGTAAGCCGATTGCGCCATCTTTGAGGCTCTCGGCGTGTTGGATAGCCTCAGATACTTTCCAGTCTCTAGAGCCGCTTACGTTGCTTTCTAGGGCTAAAACTCGCCATGTTTCACGCTCACCCACCACATCAGCGATAACATCTACGAAAACACCGAATTCTTCGGCTGCTAAATTATGTAAATCGCCCTTGGTAATAATTTTTCTTTGCGGGCAAAACAAGTGATACAATTCTAGTGCATCTTTGTAATTATCAATTGATGATAGTACTTGTCGCTTATCATTACCAAGAAGGAGAGATTCATGTAATCTCGCTGCTAACGAGAATTTCATTATTCCTCACCATCGAAATCTAAAACCCAAAGTTCCTCTTTTCCGTTATTAAGAGTATCATAAACAAATCCAGTTTTTCCTCTTTTCTCTTTTCCGATTGTTGCCATAAATTTCATTATTCTTCCCCGCTTATTGTGTATCCTTCATAACCATCTTCATCTATTTTTGTAGGAGGGAAAGTTATAGGAATTTGCTTTTCAGACTTCCAGTTATAATTACATACTGGACAACGAGAATTGAATCGGTTTTTACCGCAGCATTCCTGTAAATGGTATCGCTTCCTTTTACCAATCATTACAAGATGACCATCAACATGACCCCAAACAGGTACAATTGTGTAATTAGTATATTTCCCAAAATGGAAACCGTCATCAATTTTCTCTTCCCTACTAAAGTCGTACCATTGGTTTAGATGCTCAATTTCATGAACTAAATCTAAATGTGAATTAGTACAAGTGGTGTGTCTGTTGGGGCATTTTCTTTTCGGTTTTGGGTCTTGAATAGCACGTTGCCTAAAACCACACTCAGAACATTCAATGTGCCAAATTTTCATTCCTCTCTACTCCGCTCTTCTTGTTCTAACTCATCTTCGACTTCGTTTACAAACTCAACGAGTCTAGGTAGAATCTCCTTCAATTGTTCTACTGTTAATCTAACTCCATGTCGGGTGGGTTGGTGTTTTCCATCTTGCACATTGATTATGCGTAGGTCTAACCAAATCTTCTGATAGTAGTCAATGCGCCTAGCCAGCACATCTCCCTTACCATTCATCCACTTTCCTTCCATACTAGGACTTCGCCAAATGTTTTCTTCTCCCATTATTCACTCACCCCTCTCGACACCGGAAACCCATACTCCCCACTCACCGACCATTTCCAATCCCTCTTGGATTTCGTCATCGGTTATGCAGTTAGCCTCAACATCGGCCTTCGTTATCTTCGATGCGTAAGCATATTTGTTCTCCATTGTTCGATAACATGATGCCTCAATCAAAGCCAATTCTTTGTCCTTTCTTGTAAGTTCCAAACGACATACAATGTTCCTAATTTCTCTTTCCATTTTTCTATCTCCTTTTACCAATACGTTGCTGGTTGATTTCTGAATCTAACAGGTTTGAAATCTGTTTCTTCTCCGACCTCTAAATCATCAAGTTTGTAATCACTCCAATGTGTAATTCGATGACGAGCGATTTCGACATATTCTTCTTCCATGTCTATCCCAATGAAATCGAAGTTTTCCATACAAGCCGCTATTCCAGTTGAGCCACTTCCCATAAATGGGTCAAGTACTGTTCCATTCTTAGGAGTCACAAGACGACACAAATAGGTCATCAGACTGATGGGCTTTACCGTTGGATGATTGTTCTTTGATGTGTATGCAGCGTTATTGGTTCTATCATTAGTAATAACTCCATCTTGTATTCTATTCCTCAAACCAAAATCGGCATATTTTTCCTTATCCTCTAAAGATTCTAAACCACCATGCCTCTCAGCCTGTGATGGCTTGGCACAATAGAAGAATCGTGATGCACCGCCTGTTCCATAATGTATTTCTTGGCGTTCACTATCATTAACACCTGAAAATGGATTGCTTTTGCTTAACTTTGGTGCGTGTCCGGCACTCAATTCGCCAGTTTGCTCATCAAGGATAGCACCCACTTCTTCATCAAGAATCACATTCGCAGGGAATCTTCCTGTGGTGATTTCACCATCAAAATCCTTCTTCAAACCACTTTCATAAACAGTATTCTTGTGTTTGTCAGCATCCCTTCCGTTCTTTGATGTGTCTTGCACTATATCTCCAACCCTGCAACCATCAATGTTTATCCCACCAGTCCCATGCTCAAGCACATTCTCAACAACCGTTCCTATCAATGGTTTGCGAGCAAGACAAATAGGTTCATTGGCGGGCTTGAGAGCCGTTCCCCAACCTTCCCATTGTTTTGCTTCGGGCGTAGCAGGGGCGGTAACATCAGCACTAACTGTTTTGAAACCATTGTTCCTTTCGGGCGAACCTGCATTGAACGATTCAGCAATTTTCCTTTTTCCCCTCTTTAGGTCAGCACCTTGCTTTAACAAAATATCTTGTCTTTGACCTATCACTTCTCGTTCCGCACTTGCGGCTTTGTCTATCGCTTTGCTGATGTTATGCGACTTTGGAAACCCACTTCCATATAGCCATTGTATGCAATCTCTCACTTCAAACCCAGCATCTTCGATATTGACTACCATTCGATGATAGGTTCTCGTTCCACTAAAGGCGAGTAAATGACCGCCGGGTTTCAAGACTCGTAATGCCTCCCTCCATATCTCAACCGAAGGAACGTCATAATCCCATTCTTTACCCATGAATCCGCCTTTGCTCGATTTACCACTATTACGAGCCGCACTCAATCCGTATGGTGGGTCTGTCACAATAGAATCAACGGAGTTATCCTCCATAGTTTTCATTACTTCTAGACAATCACCTAAGTGTAGTTTCATAATCTCATCTCCAATAAAAACTAAAGGTATTTTTCTTCAAAACAGGCTCGACAGAATTTACCAAAACGACTCATGTTCCACATTCTCCTCTTCCTTCTACACTCATCACATTGTGCTACTTCTGCGCTCATTCTTCTTCACCTCTCTCTAAAAATGGCTAGACATGGAGGACACAATAATACCGAATCTCTCCCGTCCCATACTATGGAATATTGCCATTTTCGGTCATTCGTTCCACAATGTTCACACTTCATTCTTCTTCACCTACCTTAGTCATAGAACAGTAGGTTCCCCATAACCAAGGTGGTACTTTCTCACCAGTTTTGGGGCAACTAGTACCCACCACTACTCCTTCTTCTACATCTCCTTCTGCTACCTCAACCATTTCTCTGCGTGTCAAGGCTTGGAAAATAGTTCCCTCTTTGTTTATGTAACGCATATACAACTTATCGCCAGCCAACAAATGATAATCATCGGGGTCTACGTTGAACTCGTCACCACTTTCAGGACAAGTAAAGATATACGCCCATAGTTCTATTTCATCAGTAGCACCATCTTCAAGCAATACTTCTTGTGTTGAAAGGAAACTTGGTGAGAATGTCTCAAGGGGCATATCTGCTAACCTAACACCACTTTGGTATTTCCATGACTGGGCTATCTCTAACTTGTGATGTTGCTCAAGCATGAATGCATCCTGTGGATTGGTTGGCGCTTCGTAATCAGCATCGTCACTCTCAGCCATATTCACACCAATGCTCATGAGTAGTGAAGCAAACCTAGCGTGGTTCTCCATTGCGTCAGCGTGTTTCATTCTCTTGACTAGTAGGAATGTATCGTCAGATGTTTTCTGATAGGTAAGACCTGAGCCATCAGGTGACCAAATGCCACCTACTGCTATCGAATCAAATAGTTCCTTAGCCCATTCCTGTATCTCAGGTGTTATTTCAAAACTCATAGATATTCCTCCCTTAGTTTTACATCATTCTTCAAATTCGGCCATGTGTGGAATTCATCACAAGCATGACAAGGATGGAATGTAAAAGTGTCAAACACTAACAGGTAATCCTCACCCACATCGTTCCCATTTGGACAAGAGTCGAGATGATATTTTGCAGGTGCAGCATACAACATATCTTCAGGTACATCGTTGTTATCTTCATCTTTCACTGTAATTCTTAGCCCACATTCTTCGATGAATCTTTCATCACCATCGTCATATTTTATTTTCTTTCCAACAAAGTTTTTCACTTTGAAATCAACATCTTCACGTTCTTCTTCCTGATATTTCATCTCATCATCTCCTTTGCGGCGGAAAGTTGCAGCATACCCAGCCCCACCGCTGGCTGGAATATAGTACGAGTGTTAGGGGGTTTGTTAATGTGTCTCATCTCCACCCCTCAATTACTATATTTGCTGGAATATGTTCTAGGCATGAAGCACACCTAGCATAATAAAAATCCACAGTCTTCCATACTCTTCCACATTCACAAATTCTTTTACCTTCTGTTTTTTCATTCTCCATTATATTTTCCTCCACATACTCTACAAAAGTTTTCTCCAATAATTCTAGGATGGTTGTAATTACAAATTTCTTTTTCCTTTTTTGTTGTCATCGTTACACCCCATCATCACACAATATCCTACTGACTTCCCACATTCACAATAAATCATATCAATCACCTCATAAATGAATATTCATCTTACTTCTAATCTCTTCAACATTCACACCTTTAATTTCGGCTAATTTAAGTAGCATTTTTTCCCATAACTCGTGTCGGGCTTCTATCCATTCCCTTCTATCCATCTCTTGATTTTTACATAATTCATAATACTCAGTTTGTAACTTATATGCTTCATCTAATTGCTCTTTTGTTGGTTGTTTCATTCAATCACCTCGTTCATATCAGGCCAGTCGAAAGACCACATTTTTCCACCTCTACNCCAACAATGGTCANNACTAGACATAAAGAATGTTTCACTTGGTGTCACATCTTCAACAAAACCATGTCGGTGAGCGAAATTTCGCAACCACTGTTTCACTGGTGAATACCCTTCTTCTCCTGCCCAGTCTNCTATTCTATCCAAAGCGTNTTGCCATGCCTGTTCATATTCCCCTACGTCTCTAAAAGTGAAATCNNAATTATCTCCTCGGTCTACTTGGTCTAATTGCCACTGAAATTCTGATACGACATAATCTCTCGATTCAGACTTTCTTTGTTTCATCAGCAAATTCTCAAAATATTCCCCATATATTGTTCCTAGTTCAATTACTTCTCCCATTGTATCATCTCCAATTATTGTTTCCTTTAAATACCCCAACTCAATCACTAATCCTTCTTGCTGTATGGGTAGGGGGTAATTTTAGACCCACATTCAGAACAATATTTGGGTCTTCCAACCAATCCCGCACCACAATTACTACAGTAATTTGGAAATGAAGAATTGTTAATTTCATGTATTCCTTTTAATCTCCATAATCCTCTTTTACTTCCCCTCATAAATTCATTTGGATGTTTTTCATACATTGTACCTTGTATATGAGTAACACTATTTGTGAGATGTTTTGTACCCATGTATATTACCCCTTCTTCTTCACCCTTTTCTTCTAACTTAGCCATTAATTCAGACCATCTCATTTCTGTTGGATTATCCTTGAGAATCTGATATACCACATCAGATACTTCATCAACATTATGATTTTCGGGGGGAGTTGAATCTAGGTAATACCTTCTTCCTCTAAATTTTCCTGTATATCTGATAGCATAATCATTGCTTTCAATTTCTTTTCTAATTATAGCCCAATTCATTTCTTTATCATCTAATAGACCTACTTCAAGTAAGTGTTCTGTGATTACATCTCGCTTCACATACTGATTTTTTTCTTCTAATAGAGAAATAATTTCAGAAATAATTTTGTCTAATTTTTCTTTTATTATTTTTTTGATTTGCATTCTTTGTTCAGCCATTCAATCATCTCCATTTATTGTTTCCTTTAAATATCCCAACTCAAACATCCTCTAAAAATGACGCTGGTATTTCTCCATCTGCTACCATTTCTTTCAGAAGTGTTTTGGTAATACCCTTCCTTTGTTCTGTGTCTCCACCATCAAGAATAGCCTTGACTACATCCCTTTTCTCTTCTATGAGTCTATGGAATCTCTCATCAATAGTTCCCTTGACTGTGAAATATATTGCGTGTACTGTATCAGCATCTTGACCTATCCTGTTGATTCGGTCTTCGGCTTGCTCTTCCCAAGATGATACCCATTGTCTCTCGATGAATACAACTGTATCTGCCTTCGTCAAAGTAAGACCTTCTTTTGCAGCCATACTACAAATGAGAACATCAATATTACCACCTTGGAAAGAATCTACAATCTCTTGCCTTCTCTTAGGTGAAACATCACCGTCAATTTTCTCAACTTGTAACTGGTCATTCATACCATCAACTAGTGATTTAATCACATCTTTATGATGTGCGAAAATCAGAATTGGTTTTTCGTGCTGCTCTTTGTATTCAATAACCCAATCAATGGTAGGTTTTATCTTGATTTTTCCACATTCGTGGCGTAATTCAGTTAGCATATTTAGAACGAAACCTGCTGGTAATGGAATACCACCTGACTTGTGAGAGGTATAGATATCCATCCAGCCTCTTTGAATTTCTTTGTACTTTGAATAATCTTGAGTAGATGGATTTACGAAAAACGGCTGGCGTATTTTATCCGGCAACTCACTCATAACTTCCTTCTTCAATCTCCTGATTGTGAAATCTCTAGTCAGATTATGCAACTCTTCTGTGTTGGTTGCCCCACCTGTATTCCAACCCCAACCATCGTGATAAGCACCAGCATATCTTCTGACATACTTGAGCCAACTAGAGAACTGAGAACTCCTAATCAGATTCAGCGTAGTGAAATACTCTTCCGGTCTACTGGTGATTGCAGTACCGGACAAACATAAAACGCCCTCAGTTTCTTTTGCGATTTCCAGTGTGGCGCTAGTTCTCTTAGCCTTCTTGTTCTTGAGATAATGGCTCTCATCAATGATGGATAAATTGAACTTCATGTTTTGCAACTGTTCTTTCCTTCGACTCATCAAATCATAATTGACGATAACGAAATCTGCTGGCTTGATATCACCAGTGAATCCATTGACAATCTCAACAGAAGCATCGGGCAGCCAACGATTAATCTCGTTAGCCCAGTTATATTTCACACCAGCAGGGCAAACGACTATCACAGGCCACTGTTCCTTGTGTAAGGCTGCATAGGCTATCGCTTGGATAGTCTTCCCTATACCCATGTCATCTCCGA